ATGAGTTTCAGCGAATTGATTCATAAGAGGCGTCTCGACCTGGGATTGGGTGTCAGAGAAATGTGCCGGGCCACTGAGCGTTCACACATTCCCTCACCGATCAAATCTGCCGTGTATATATCCAGACTGGAAGCTGACGACCAAAAAGATATGAAGGTGGAGTCTGCTTCCATTGATAAACTCTGGGCGATGGGGGCCGTGTTGCAGATCTCTCCATTGATCCTTTTTCTCGAAAGCCGTGATAGAACTGATCTCTTGGAACAGATTCCTAAGTTTGCCATTAGAAAATGTGAGCCAACTACGTTTATGCATTTCATTCGGTCTGTTCGAGAACAACTCCGATATTCTTTGCGTGACATGGTTAAGGCCGCAGTTCCTTGGGGCGTCTCAGTTGGTTACTGGTCGCAATTGGAAAACGATCCAGAGTCTGGCCCGACTACTTCGGGTGAGAAGCTGTGGTCCCTTGGTGTTGCCCTGGACGTGGATCCATTGCTCTTGTACGTTCTCTCTCGCAATATGGATGTTCGCTATCTAAACCCCGATTCTAGAGATCGTTTGTTTTCCTAATCACGATTCTACTTATTCAACTTAGCCGTCTAAGAAGCGCCTGCAGTGTGGGGCGCTTTTTTGCGGCCATCATTCTAGCCCCCCGTCTTTCACTCTAGGTAGCCTAGTTTCTTCTACCTGGAGCCTAGCATTGTTTTCAGCTCGTCTAAATCAGATCATTCCCCGTCTAAATGGTCAGAGTTCGCTCCTAATGTGCGACCGTTTGACATGCGCTACACCTTTGTGTATCCTCCAGCAATGCTATTCCCAAAAGAAACGGCAGAACGTGACGAGGTTTACCTGCAATTCATACGTTCTCTGCCGTGCGCTAAATGCGGACGCTTCGGGCCGTCGAATGCTCATCACCATCCTGCTGCCGGTCATTCGTCCATCGGTCTCAAGGTATCCGACTATCGGGCGGTTCCTCTTTGTGGCTGTGAGTGCCACCTGCGTGTTCATCAAATCGGCAAGCGGTCATTCTGGGGTGATCTCGATGCGGTCGAGGATCTTATCGCTCGGCTCAATATCCTTTTTTACTCGCGCTCTTTGTAGCGCATACCAAACGATTGAAAGGAGTACCGTATGTCTTCATTGAACAAGGTCATACTGATAGGCCGACTCGGTAAGGATCCGGAGGTTCGTTTCACCGCTTCCGGCACTGCTGTCTGCAATTTCTCCCTGGCCACGTCCGAGACGTTCAAGGACAAATCCGGAGAGAAGCAGGAGAAAACGGAATGGCACAACATCCAGTTGTGGTCGAAGCTGGCCGAGATCGCCGGCGAGTATCTCGCCAAGGGAGCACTGGTGTATATCGAGGGGCGTATCCAGACCCGGAAATGGCAGGACAACTCCGGCGCCGACCGCTATACGACCGAGATTGTCGGGATGCAGATGCAGATGCTCTCTTCTAAAAATGAGGGGCGCTCCGAATCTGTGGCTGGTGATCAGGAGGAACCGCCTTTTAGAGACGACGATATTCCATTTTAATAATAATTACAGGAAGTTATGTGTAATTATTAAATATTCATAGGAGGTATTGCTAGTGATACGATTGTCTATCGTTTTGGGATGTTTGTTACTCCCTGCAGCAACAGCCGGCTCTGGAGATTACGCCCGACACGTTTCTCCCGAGAAAATCGAAGGTAACCGTGCCGGGAGGGTCTTGCTCAAGCCGCGTTCTGACCTTTCCAAAAGAATCGAGCGGTTCGCCCGTAAGCATGGCGCCGGTGATCGCGCCCCTGAAATTGCCGACGTTTTGGCAACCTGTGATCACCCCCGGGTGCTGGCAGCCATCGCCGCCCGGGAATCTCGTTTTGATTTACATGCTCGTGGACGTGCCGGCGAGATCGGGGCCTACCAGATCATGCCTCATCAATGGGGGCATCCGGGGCACACCTGGTCGAGCCAGACGCGCTCTGCTGAACGGATCCTCGACGAACTGGTCGACGCATCTGGCGGAAGGCTCGCGCTGGCTGTCCGCCGCTATAATGGTGCTGGGGCAAATGCGGAGCAGTATTCAAAGCACGTCCTGGCCCTGGCAAATTCGATTTAGTCTGTAGCGTATGGTGAATAAATTGCTTGCTATACGCTACAGACCGATGTAAGTTTTTGTCTCTTATTCCGTGTATCGGTGGGCTGCGTCACCATAAAAACGCAGGCTTTGATTTTCACGCTGTTGGCAGGCAGCTTGTTCAAGATTCCATTGGCCGGGCGCTCCCGGCTGTTGGACGAGGCCCCCACTTGAAGCTGCCACTTCGGGTGGGGGCTTTTCGTTAATTCATCATTGTGGGGCGTCATCTTTAAGTCCCGGTCGTTATCACTTACGAGGTTGCCATGCGAGATTATGGGAAGCTGCACACATCCTTCTGGACCAGCATCGATATAAAAGGTCTGTCGGACGATGGCAAGCTCCTGGCCGTTTACTTACTCACCTGCCCTCACACAAATTTGATCGGGTGTTTCCGACTTCCTGATGGATATGTTTCAGAGGATTTGGATTGGCCTTCCGAAAGGGTTACGAAAGGGTTTACTGAACTGTCTGCTAAAGGGTTTGTAAAGCGTTGTCCAACCACAAAATGGGTGCTGATTTCCAAGTTCATAAAGTGGAATGAAATCGAAAATCCCAATCAGGCCAAGAGCGCTGCAAAATTATTCACGCAAATCCCAGACTCCACCCCACTCAAACGGCTTGCTGCTGTGGCGTTGAGCACTTTTACAAACAAGGTTGATCGCTCCGTTTTGGAACCCTTTTTAAACCCTTGCGAAACCCTTTCGGAACCCTTTTTAAACCAGGAACAGGAACAGGAACAGGAACAGGAAACATTTGCGTCGCCTCCTTCGGCTTCGCCTCCGGCTGCACCGCGTTCTCGCTCTCATGCGGTTAAGGAGGGGAGTGCCGACCATAAGCGGTTCACTCGCTGGTGGTGCTGGTCGTTCGAGAAGCTCTACGGAGATGCTTACCACTACTCCGGCAAAGATGCGGCTCATATCAAATCTCTGCTCGCTATCTACCCGATCTCCCGGCTTGTCGCCTACGCAGCTTATCTGCTGGTCGTTGACGACGCCTGGTTCGTCGAACACGGCGTTTCCCTGGGCAATCTCGTCAGCGGGGTGAACCGGATCGTGAGCCGCAAGATCGATTGGATCCAGATCACCGAACAGGCGCGTGATCGGGGCATCGTCCCTCCTGACGGGGTAAAATTCGAAGATTGGAAATTCTGGGAGAATGTCAGTGATCAACCATAAAGTTCCACCGCAAAGCATCGAGGGCGAAATGTCGGTGCTCGGCGCCATCCTTGTCGATAACCAATGCATCCACAAGGTCCGGCACCATATCAGCGCCGATGATTTCTACCGCGAACCGCACCGGCTCATTTACTCCGCCTGTCTCGATCTCGCCAAGGATAAGGCCCCTATCGACATGATCACTATGGTCGATCTGCTGCGCCATAACGGCTCGTTGAATCAGGTCGGTGGCGCGGCCTATCTCGCCACCTTGATCGATTACGTCCCGACAGCGGCCAACGTCCTGCACTACGCCAAGATCGTCCACGAACAGGCGCTTAAGCGCCGCATGTTGTCTGCGGCCATGCGGATGATTGACATGGCGCATGATGAACACTGCGACCTTCAGGATGCCATCAGCGAGTCTCGTTCCCTTATGGCCGATATTTCGGGTAGCGCTCACTCGGCCTCTGCCGGCGATATTTACACCCTGGAGCAGCGTGTGGAGCGCTACATCAAATACGTGTCGCAGGTCGGCTCCTTGCGCTTTCGTACCGGATTTGGAGAGATCGACAATGCCATCCGGGGGGTCGCCCCGGGCGAGGTTATGACCATCATCGCCTACTCGGGCACGTTCAAGTCTGCGCTTCTCCAAAATCTGCTTCAGGGCAATGCGGAGCGCACCGGCCTGCGTCAGCTTATGTGCTCCCTGGAAATGCCGGTTGAAAAGTGTGTAGAGCGCGAGGTCCAGATTCAGTGCGGGCTGGAGGGTCGGGCCGTGGAAGATGCTTTCCGGGACAAGCTGTGGAAAGACCTCTACGCGACCCTGCTGCGCCGAAAATCCGACAAGGTGCTGGTCTGCGATAGGCCCAGGCTATCGGTGGAGAAGGTGTCGGCTTATATCGATATTGCTCGGGCAAAACACGGGGAACTTGGTGGTGTTGGTATCGACTACTTGGGGCTCATGGCTGCGGAAGGCCGCACCCTATTTGACAAGGTTTCGGCTCTGTCTGCCGATCTCAAAGGTATGGCGAAAGAGCAGAACATCCCTGTTGTCCTTCTCGGGCAAGTACATCGTGGTTTTGCACAGTCCAAGGGCATCGAGATAGAAATGGATGCGGCAAAGGGCGGCGGGGATATCGAGGCCGGCGCCGACTATATGCTGGGGCTCTGGGCCAAGGACGACAAGCTGTTCGCAAAATTATTGAAAAACCGCAACGGCCCGGTTGGCCAGCGTTGGGAAATTGATATTGATCGGGACACGCTCACGTTCCGGGGCACATTGCCTTTTAACGAGCAAGATCAAGAGCCAGAGCCTTCTCATGTTCAACGCTATGGTAGGGCTGATCTTCCAAAATGGTAGGGCCGATCTATAAATTTTAGCCGGAGGTTGTCATGCCTGGAATTGCTATTCAGTGGCAAAATAAAAAAGGGACGTGGGCTCCTTTTGAAGTTACCGACGTCCTGCACATGTCTGTATCCCACTCCTGTTACCTCTTCCTTGATGGTAGGTTGCCGGTCGTGGCCCGGGAGGGAGAAGTGTTCATCGTGAATACTCCTGCCCTTGAAAAAAAATACCGCAAGAACGGTAAAAAGGTCACCACGTTTTCCACCATCCTGCAGGATACGGCCCGTCTGGACTTCCCTTTGGGCGACGTCGGGTTTCTGGAACCGTTGTGATGTATGGCCGGTGTAGCGCATGAGAAACGGGTCTGCTGTGCATTGTGCTGTTGGCCGGTCCTATTCTCCTGACCATCCTACCTGCCGTAGCTGCGAGCGCCAGAGTGCGACGCTCTGCCGGGGCTCTTTGGAAAAGAGGGCATCCAAGCACGGTAATGTCAAGGTCGAGGTCGACGGGATCCTTTTCGATTCAAAGCGGGAGGCCGGGCGGTATCTCCACCTGAAAATACTGGAACGGGCAGGTGTGATCTCCGAGTTGAAGCTTCAGGTGTGGTTCGTCTTGGCGCCGGCTGTGGTTCTGGATGGCCGGAAAAAACCCGAGCTTCGGTATCGCGCCGACTTTACCTATCGGCAGGATGGCCGGCTCGTGATCGAAGATTCAAAGTCGCCGCACCTTCGCAAAAATCCGACGTATCGCAGTAAAAAACATCTGATGGCGACGGTCCTGGGGTTGGAGATTCACGAGGTTTGATCATTCTATCGGCTGGGCTTGTTCTGGATGCTGTCCATCTCGCATCTGGGGGGTAATTATGAAATCAAATATTGAGGCGGTTGTTTTCGGAGGTCTGTTGTGTGTGGTCTGGGGCTTATGGGAGTATATCCGCGATCTTAGGCGTGGGCACTAGTTGTCCCAAAAAACGAAAGGAGAGTTGTTATGGAAGAGGAAGACATTGTAAGTTTGTTGAACCTGGGGCGGGGGGCCGCGATTGAAAAATTCGACGACGAGTTTAAGCGGGTACTGGACAACGTGGTCGATCTCAACACAACAGAGGGTGTGCGCGAGATCACTCTGAAAGTAAAAATCAAGCCGAATGCTGATCGTGACCGGTGCGACGTAAGTGTGGATTGCGGGTCGAAGCTTGCGAGTGTCAAACCGTTCAATACGATGATGTTCGTGGGGCGTACTCCGCAGGGAGCCGTGGCCACGGAGTGTAACCCCCACCAATTGCAGCTTGACCTGGATGCCACCAAAAAACTGGCATCTGTAACCAAAATTTGAAAGGAGTAGTACCCGATGATTGACAAAAGTTTTCTCGAAAAAGTGGAAGAAATGGCCCGTCCCGTCCTGGTGGAATCAAATGGTCGCAAATACTCGACGGAGAGGCTTATCCCTGTGCTGGATCCTGCCCCTGATGCCCTGGCGATGAACACGTTGACCGGTCTGGCCAACTATCTGAAGGAGAACGTGGACGGGCTCGATAAGAGCGATCTGATGCTCCACGTCGCGGACCACGACAAGGTCATGCTGGTGTCGAAGCTCGATGGCAGTTTTGTCCAGCGCAAAATCTATGCGGTTGCCGTCCCGTTTGTCCATTCCTTCCGGTTCGGACAATGGTATGAGCACGAGGACTTCCTGATCTCGCTGTTGAGCCAGTTTGTGCAGAACGAGGCGGTCCAATCCATGCAGAAATTTGTCAGCGCCATCTCGGAGGGTAACGTCAGAACGTTCGCTGATGATGGCATTAGCCAGGAAGTAACAGCCAAGACCGGTATTGCCAAGGTCGGTCCTGCGGAAGTACCTAATCCTGTTTCTCTGGCCCCGTTTCGCACCTTCTCCGAGGTCGCGCAGCCGGAGTCCAGTTTCGTCTTCCGGCTGCGGTCAGGATCCGATAAGCCGCAGGGGGCTCTCTTTGAGGCGGATGGTTCGGCCTGGAAGCTGGAAGCCAAGAAGCGCATTTGCACCTGGTTGCAGGCCGAATGCCCCGACGTGGCTATTATTCTGTAGTCTGTAGCGTATGGCGAACATTTTTCTTGATATTATTTGCGGGGGGGCGTATTGTCTCCCCTGCAAATAAGGCGGCTTGTCGGAGCACGCATCACATTTTGGTTTCAGGTGGCCCTTCGGGATCCCCTGTTTCCAGAGAACCCGGATGGTGCCGACACACTATCCGGGTTTTTTATATCCGGGGTGTAGCGCATAATGAACGAATCTGCGGCGAGTTATCTGAGTTTGTGTAGTGGAATTGAGGCAGCTACCGTGGCGTGGGATACCCTTGGCTGGGTACCTGTCGGCTTTTCGGAAGTCTCCCCTTTCCCGTGCGCAGTCCTTGCTCACCATTACCCTGACGTGCCAAATTTTGGGGATATGACCAAGATCGCTGCGATGGTCCGCTCTGGGGAGGTTCCTGCTCCTGATATTTTGGTTGGGGGCACACCATGTCAGGCATTCTCAGTCGCCGGTTTGCGTAAATCTATGGAGGATGATCGTGGAAAACTTACCCTTGAATTCGTCCGAATCCTTGATGCAATTGACGATGTTCGAGTTGCTGCTGGACGCGAACCAGCCGTCTGTATCTGGGAAAACGTCCCTGGATGCCTTAATACGCCCGACAATGCTTTTGGATGCTTCCTCGCTGGGATTGTGGGAGAGGATGCCCCACTCGTTCCGGGGAGGGTCGGCTGGACAAACGCGGGTCTGGTTATTGGACCCCGGAGAGCGGCTGCCTGGCGAATTCTCGATGCTCAATATTTCGGAGTGCCCCAACGACGCCGTCGTGTCTTCGTTGTCGCAAGTGCTCGAGACCGGTTCAATCCCGGAGCGGTACTTTTTGAGCGCAAGGGCATGCGCCGGGATACTGCGGAGGGCCGAGAAGCGGGGGCGTGTGTTGCCGCCCTCACTGCAAATGGCGTTGGAACATGCGGAGCAGATGATAACCAGGGACAAACAAACCGCCTTATCGCCAGTTATGGGGGTAACAACACAACCGGACCGATTGATATAGCCACAGCCTGTAATGCCAAGGGCGGCAGTGGTCGTATGGATTTTGAAACGGAAACTTTTGTGGTTGGTACTTTATGTAGTTCCGGCAAGGCGGTGGGTTCAGCCACTCAGCAGGATGCGGAATCAGGGATGTTGGTAGCCCATACTCTGCGCGGAGAAGGCTTTGACGCTTCCGAAGACGGCACTGGCCGTGGAACACCACTGGCCCCGGTCTACCCTCAAGGGGTCACTTTCCATGGTACTGATGGGACAGCAAGAGTTGCCTCTTTTGCCAATATTGCTACGGCGCTACGTTCTAGAACGCCAAGTGGTGTGGAAAACAGCAGCACAACGGCTGTCCTTTGCATGAAGGCTGACCAACAAGTCACAGCCTTCAACCTCCGTGGCCGCGAAGGTGGCGCGATGGCAGAGGTGGCAGAGGTGGCAGAGGTGGCAAGCCTTCGCGCTGCCAGTGGCGGTAGTTCTCGCAGCTACATTGCTGGGACTGCGGTGCGACGCTTAACGCCTGTAGAATGTGCCCGGCTTCAAGGATTTCCAGACCATTATACCCAAATACCATGGCGGGGAAAACCGGCTGCCGAATGCCCTGATGGACCACAATATAAGGCTTATGGCAATAGCATGGCGGTTCCCTGTATGCACTGGCTGGGCTTACGTTTAAAAAAAGTTATGGAGTCGCGCTGATCATTCTGGGCACTCGTCTTCTTTCCCCTGCAGTCAAATTCTTTTTGGAGGTTGTTATGTCAGATACGGTTGATGAAGGCCTGGACAACACCAGCGCCATTGCAAATATCGTTGAGACCGGTGATTTGCATGAGGTCCAGATGCTGCTCGGTGACCGCGAGAAAATCCGGCACGCTGGTGTTATCCGACCAGGAATTAAGGTGCCGATGAAGGAATGCACGAAAGAGCAGCGGGCCGTGTATGACCGGATGCTGGACGAGGGTCATGGGTTTAGTGATATCGATGCCGAAATGCTCAAGCTGGCGCCGAGAGGCTACACCAAGAAAACCTGCTTGTTCCCCTCGAACTGCGACTATTTCACCATCCGTGACGAGGACTTCAAACGCCCCGCCGATGCCGAGTATATCCGCAAAAACTACGCCGATCCCGATGGCAAGGTCCGGCGCATCCCGTGCTGGCTCCCGCTGTCGGATATCGAGAAGGTCATCCCCCATAATTTCCGGGCTTTTGATGGGGGCGCCAATCTCCGGTGCGTCTCGTTCTACGACGGCCCCAAGCTGAAATTTCGCTACATCCCCAAGGACACGAAGCTCCCCGCTAAACCCGATGTTTGGAAGGTTCTGGATTCCGACGACGAGGACGTGGCCACAAAGGCGTGCGGTTACAAGGTCGTATTCGGCGGGATGTACCGCGTCTATGTACCTGGCTGCCGCGGGGCCGGCGAGATCGTCGTTCCGACTCGTTCCTGGTATGGCCTCGGGGAGTCGGTTGCCATCCTGCGCCGGGTGCGTGGCATCCTGGGGCGCTTCGACGGGCTGTTCAATGGCAATGCCTTTTTCGAACTCTGCAAGGTGTCCGAAGTGGTGAAGACCCCTGACGGGAAAAAGCAGCAGCAGTGGATCGTCACGATTGAGTTGGCAGTCGACCCAATGGAACTGGCCCGCTACGCCGAGCCACAGGCTGTGGCCGCACGGTCGCTGCATGCTCTGTCGGCCCTGACCGGTGTTGCTCCTGCCGCCGCCGCATTGCCCCCGACACCTGCCGCTGATCTTCCTTTTTCCGATGATGCTGCTCCCGTGGAAGCTCCTGCAGCTTCTTCTTCTCCTGATCCTGTGCCCCAGGCCAGTCAGGAGGCCCAAAAGGGAACCAAGGCGGGTATCGATGCCCTTAACGCATTGGTTGCCCCCCAGGGGCTTTTCCTGGCCGATATGGATAATCTGGCGGCCTCAATGTATGGCGGTTCAATCGTTGATGATCTTGACTATACCACCCTGCGGGAGTTCTACGGTAGGGTCGCTACCGAGATTGATAAGCGTGGGGCGGCCTTCGCTGATGATGTCAAAGCGCTGCGGGCTGCGTAGCGTATATCGAAATAAAAGGAGACGATTATGTCGCATTTTACAGTTATGGTTATTGGAAATGATGTCGAAAAGCAACTGGCCCCGTTCCACGAGTTTGAATGCACCGGCATCAACGACGAATATGTCCAGGATGTGGATATAACGGATGAGTTGGCCCAGCGGATTGCCGATGGTGAATCGTTGGAAGATGCGCTTTCCTATCATGGGCTCGAGGACAGAATTGTGTCCGACGAGAGCGAAGTCGAAAAGGTCGGGGAAGAGTGCCGGCACAAGTACGGATACGCCATCGTAAAGGATGGGAAGCTGATCAAAGCCGTCAATCGTACAAACCCCAATAATAAGTGGGATTGGTTTCAGTTTGGTGGGCGTTGGTCTGGTTTTTTCCAGCTAAAGCCGGGGGCTACCGGTGAGCTTGGTAGTCGCAGCCTTATAGCGATGCATGAAGACCCTGATGGCGGCCCTGATCCCCTGACCAGAGCGGACTCTGCCTTGAAAAAGGACATAGATTTTGCTGCCATGCGGGATGCTGCTGGTGCTCGTGCCGCCGATACCTATGATAAAGCCCGCGCCTTAATCGATGGGAAGCTGGACGGGTACATCTCATGGGATAAAATGCGGGACGAGGTGCATGCCGGGGACATTGGGTTGGCCCGGAAGGCATATCATGCCCAGCCAGCGGTCCATGCCTTTTCAGAAGGGGGCAACACTTCTTTCGGTTTTTTCTCTTCCGTCGACGAATTTTATCCGATCTCCCGAGAAGAATATATAAAATCAGCTCGTGCTGGTGCCATCGCTACTTTAGCGGTCTTGAAGGATGGTAAATGGTACGAGCAGGGGGAAATGGGCTGGTGGGGAGTAGTCTTCGATAAAAAGCCTGCTCAAGATTGGTCGCTGGAATTTTCTATACTGCTCGACGCTTTGCCTGACGACACGTTGCTGACCGTTGTGGATTGTCATATCTAGCAGTTTCTTGGCTGTAGCGTATAGCAAAATTTGGAGGATGTAATGGGATCAAAAAAAGAACAGTTGTTCCTGCGGGTGGTTTCCCCTGGTGGCAAGGTTTCGTATAAGCCGTATGTACCGCCCCGGCTTGTCTTGGAAGAGGTCGAGGATAAGACCGTCATTGCGTTGCTGTCGGCCATTACCATGACGACGTTATTGAGCATCAGGGAAACTATGCCGGAGCATAAACGGTTAGCCAGGTCCATTAAATCGGTTGAGGACTCCATTGGCGGCCTGGCGCATCTTGCTGGCGAGCCGCTCGACGAGGATATGATGGTTGTCGGGTCCAATGCCTTTTCTCACACTCTGCGGTATCTACAGAGGGCGTTGCATGGCGGATCCCTGGATGATCATTTTACCGACTCGGCTTCTGTTTTGTAGATAGGTGCTGATCACTTTTGGGGAGGATTTATGTCGTCGAAAACAGCAGTAGAAGCGTCGCGGACCAATGCCTGGCTTATCGAGCCGGATCGTTTGGTCTTGATAACTGACCCAGGCCACCCCCTCTATGACCCTCGCGTCGATTTGCCCCTGGATGAAGCGCTGGTACGCAACATCATGGTGAATGGCGTCATTGAGCCGATCATCATCACCAAGGAGGGGGATGATCTGGTTGTTGTCGATGGCCGGCAGCGGACCAAAAACGCCCGGGAGGCAAACCGTCGCCTGGTCGAGCAGGGCAAGGAGCCGATCAAGGCGGTCTGCATGATTCGCCGCGGTGACGATTCCAGCCTGTTCGGAGTGCTCATCTCGGCCAACGAAAACCGCCAGGACGATACGCCGCTGGGCCGGGCCGATAAACTGAACCGCTACCTCAATATGGGGCGGTCGGAGGAAGAGGCGTGCATTGCCTTTGGCGTCTCCATGCCCACCATCAAAACATGGCTGGCGATGCTCACCCTGGCCGATCCTGTCAAAAAAGCCATTGAGCACGGGACCATATCGGCGAGTGCTGCCGTTAAGCTGGCCGATCTGCCGAAGCCCAAGCAGGAGGCGGCCCTTAAGGAGTTGACGGAGAGCGGGGTCAAGACCTCGGGTCGTAATGTAGAGCGGGTCGTAAAGGGCGGGGCTCCTGCGGCTCCCAGGTTGAAGTCGCGGAAGGATATCGAGGCGAAGCTGGCAGAAATGCCGGTGGAATGGAACGGGGTTGATGCATTGCGCTGGGTACTCGGCGGGGAGGTGTAACATGCGGATAATTCACACTGGCGATTGGCATATTTCGCGTAACGCTGACAAACGGGAAGAATCCGAGCGTTGCATTCTCGCAATGATTAACCATGCGCAGTTGTACCCTCCTGATCTGTTTGTGATCAGCGGAGATACCGTGGATGAACTGGATGGTAGGATCATGCTGGATTCCGAGGTCGCACATTCCGCTATCGAGTTGGTCGATTCCTGCGCCGGCATTGCCCCGGTGGTGATCATCCGCGGGACTCGTTCGCACGATAGGGATACCCCAGCCATCTTCCGCCATCTGCGCACGGTGCACCGGGTCCATGTCGCCTCCCAGGTAGAACAGGTCGCCCTCATCAGATATGGGGATTCCTGTGCGTTTAACTCGTATGCGAGTATTTCCCCGGACCATGAAGTCGTGGCCGCTCTCACGCTGGTCCCATCCCTCGACAAAGCCTATCTGATGGCTCAGTTCGAGGGCTCGGCCCGTGACGGCAATATGCAGGCCCGGGAGTTGATGCATGATCTGTTCGCCGGCCTGGGCATGGTCAACGACTCGCTTCCGGCAGGTATTCCCAAGATCTTCGTCGGTCACGGCATGCTGACCGGCTCGGAGTTTTCCACCGGGCAGGTCGCGGTCGGGGAGGATTTGGAGTTCAGCGTCAACGATCTGCACCAGGCCCATTGCGACTACTACGCCCTCGGCCATGTCCACAAATACCAGCAGCATGGCGGCAATGTCTTTTTCTGCGGTTCTCCGGGGCGGCTGAACTACGGCGAGCAGGAGGACAAGGGCTTTCTTGAGGTAACGTTCGGCTCCGCAGCCCCTGTTGCTCAGTTCATGCCTCTTCCCGCCCGGCGCCTCTGCTTCGGCGAGGCCATCTGGGACGGCGACGAGGCGGCCTTTGAGGCCGAGGTTGCCCGCGTAGAGGCCGGCGCTTCCGGCGCTGACGTCCGCTTCAGGTACTCGATTCCCGAGGAAGACCGCCACCGGGTTGATCGGGCTCTCCTGGAGCAGCGGTTCATGGCTGGGGGCGCCCGCAAGGTCAAAATCGAATGCCAGGTTGTTCCGGCTGTCCGGCAGCGGGCCGCGGGGATCTCCCAGGCGCGGACCCTGGCCGAGAAGGTCGCGCAGTGGGGGGCCACCAGCGATGTCGCGCCCATCACCCTGGGGGGCGCCATTGAGATCGCCAGCAATATCGAGAGCCGGTCTGTCGAGGAACTGGTGGCCGGCTGCTTCCCGGTCGTAGAGGCGGAGCCGGCACCGGTCGACCGCAAGGAGTCCACTCGTGCGGCTTTGAATCGTTACTTTGAAAATAACGGGGCGGCTGTCCAGGGGGGGCTCTTTTGACTCGTACTCTGTCATGTGCTGGCTGTGGTCTGTTTCTGGGGGAGGTGCGCGATGCCTCCCTCAGAAAAGGCATGGTGTGTCTCTGCTCTGATTGCAATAAAAAGAGGGTGGCTCTGGATTTGTCTCAAAAAACCAGAACCTCTTTAGATATCCCTGATTTGTTATCGACGATTTTTAATAAGCGCCGTGTGTAGCGCATACAAAACGAGGTTGGCATGCCATTGCGCTGTATTCGTTGTCATCGCCGGTTGAAGGATCCTGAAAGCATCAAGCGCGGCATGGGGGCCACATGTGCCAAGAAGCTCGGGAAAATATGGAAGCGGCGCAGGGTCATTCACATCTGGTGGCAGCCGGAATTATTCAGGGCCTGGCAGCCAGACCTTTTCGGGAGGAAATAATGGATTTCAACGATGAATGGGCCGGCACCGGTACTGCCGAATATACAAAGCACATCTGCCGTGGCTGCGCAATGGGGTAATACATAATGGCTATTTGGAATACGGGTGAAAAAAATGGTTTTTGGAAGGGCGGAAGGATTGTAACACCACATGGCTACGTATTAATTAGGGTTGGAAAAGACCACCCTTGCGCTGATACAAGGGGTTATGCCTATGAACATAGACTTATTGCTGCTGAAAAAATAGGACGACCTCTTATGAATAGTGAGAAGGTCCACCACATTGATGGGAATAAACAAAATAATTCTCCCGAAAATTTAGAGGTATGTACTTCGTTGGCTGACCACAAAGCCAAACATCGTACAAAATGCATGGATCGTAAATTGCCTAATCAAGAGAATATAGTCATATTTTGCGCCTGCGGGTGTGGGAACACATTAAACAAGTTTGATGGTTATGGGCGGCCCAGAAAATACAAACATGGTCATTCCAGGAGAAAACAAAATGTTTGATACAAATCGCCATGGGTTCGGTGCCAAAGAATGGTCTGAACATAGTGTAAATATTCAAATAGGATGCGCTAACGCCTGCATCTATTGTTACGCTGCCCATAATGCCAATCGTTTCAACCTACGCCCCCGTTCGGAATGGGCTATGGAGGAATTTACCAAGCGCTCGGCCATGACCTCTTATCCGGCCCGCGATGGCGTTGTGATGTTTCCCAGCAGCCACGACATTACGCCCTTCAACGTGAACGAGTATATCCGTGTGGCGAGGCTCATTCTCTCCCGGGGTAACCGCTTGCTGATCGTCTCCAAGCCGCGTTTGGATTGCATCCGGGAGGTCATATCGAAGCTGGCCGAATGGAAATCTCAAATTATGCTCCGGTTTACCATCGGCAGCATGAATTCCGACACCTGCGCGTTCTGGGAGCCCGGCGCACCATCTCCGCAGGAGCGCATCTCCTGTCTCCAGGAGGCGTACTCGGAGGGCTTCCGTACTTCCGTCTCAATCGAGCCTATGCTGGGCGGTATCAATGCGGCGATCTCCGTTGTGGATGCTGCGGCTCCCTTCGTTACGGATACCATCTGGATCGGTAAGATGAATAAGGCCCGGCTGCGCGTTCCTGCCGAGTATGCCTATGCCGTAGATTCTATCGTGATGCTGCAGGGGGACGAGAGGATCATGGCCTTGCATCGTCGCTACTCCGATTGTCCGGTGATCCGCTGGAAAGACAGCATCAAGGAAGTGGTGGCTCGCCATGGCAATTGAACAGGAACGTCACAGGCTGATGGCCGAAAAGCTATTTGTGGAGGTGCAGCAGGGGCGTGTCCACGACGATAACGACGAGACGTTTATCTGTGACGTCCGGGGGCTCTTAACACATGGAAAAATCCTATCTGAAAAGCGGGCCGCATATCTGGAGCGGCTATTTGAAAAATATTAGGGAGGGATGGATTATGACAAGAGAGGAATTGGCGGCACAGTTGGATGGTAGCGAGTATCCGCTTCAGTTGTCTCGGGAATTGAAAGACCAGATCAAAGCTGCCGGGTTGGTGGTTGTCTATGGGGCTTCTGACGACCTCATGGAGTTCGACGGCGCCCTTTATGACGAGTTCGGCTGTTACAATGGCGGCCATGCGCTGCTCGATGCTGCCGGGCTCCTGCCGGATTGGGAAAATGTAAAAGATAGCGAGACGGAGGCTTACGCTCTCTGCAAGCGTCGCCCCTTTACCCGCTCTATCAAGGCCATCTGGGGGCAGGGGGATTACTCCTGGCAGTACGAGACCGATATCCCCCACGTCACGTTTGAGATTATGGAGGATGGCGAGAAGTATTGCCGGGGCATGGTGTTCGAACTGTCGGCCCTGGTTGTTCCCGATCCGGCCCAGGTGGCGGAGCAGTTGCAAAAAGCTGTCGAGTTCGCCGGGTATATGGCGACGGCTGCGGAGCATTACCAGACCTGCGCCAATAGGCATTTTACGGCTTGCGATTGCGAGGATCCAGACCAAATCGAGAAAACGGGGGCTGTCATGGGTGACGCCTATAACGCTTTGACGGAAGCTATCTTCGAGTTCCGAAAGAGGCTGCCGGCATGAGCCCACATCCTATGCTTGATCGTCTGGAATGCTCGCATGAGGAGTACATGGCGGATCTGGCTCTCACTGCAAAGTACGTCCCTGATGTGCCACTTGGATGGGATGCTATGGCCAACCGCGTTTTGCCTGGGGCTCGGGCCTTCCGCCGAAAGGGCGACAAGCTCTATGTTCTGTTCACCGCATCCCATTGGCCTGGTGACGACCGTATCTGGATCCACGTATCGGCATCTTTCCCGAATAAAACCCCATCGTATCAGGATATGGCCGAGGTGAAGCGGCTATTTGTGGGTGAGGATCGGAAGGCCATGCATATCTTCCCTGCCCGGCAGTACCACGTCAACATCCATGAGCATTGCCTCCATCTGTTCTCCTGCGTGGAGGGTGACGACGGCCTACCGGAGTTTGGGGCATTCGGTTCGATTTAGCCGCATCATTCTAGCGGGGTGGCTTCTCATGCCTGTAAGTGATGAACAAACCACACAGGAGGCACATCATGTCCAGACTCGTAACGATAGTAAATACGAATGATTACCGGCGTTTTATAATTAACCCAGGCACCAGCTACAGGCGCACTGCCCAATGGATAGCTGATGATTTTGCCTCCGCAGTCCAAGCTGGACATGACCCGAAAACGCTGGACAAATTGGTTGTTGTGAGATTGCCGCGCCGCCTCAGCCGTGATTGTCGTTGGTCGTGCAATCGGTGAGAGGCGACCGCGGCGAAGGGGCCGGGCGCAAGTCCGGCTCTCATAAACCTGGCACCATGACCATGTTTTATATCCGAGCCCCAGTAGCCACGAAAGAAGCACTCTCGTAGGATACTGACGGTAAAATCTTCGTGTACTGAAAGGATATTTATGCATCTCAAATCAATAAATCTCCGCGGATTTCGTGGGTTCCTCTCCGGCATCGGGGCGGCGGAGGTGTCGATCAACCTGGAGGCTTTGCCCCCTGGTCTGATTGCCATCTGCGGCCCGAACGGCGCCGGCAAAACGACGCTTCTGGATAACCTACATCCGTACCGCATCCAGCCCTTCAAAATCAGGAAGGCCAAGGATTGGTCACCGGGGGCGTTTTCCTATTACGACCAGTGCTACGGCTCTGATGCCCGCAAGGAACTGGTGTTCGATATGGGCGGCCAGACGTACAAGTCGCTGATCATGATCGACGCCGACCGGAAAAAGCAGGAGTGCTATCTGTACTTCCTAGACGTTGCCGGCACATGGCAGCCGATGAACGATGGAAAAACGAAAACGTATGACGAGGCCATCGAGAAGGTCTGCGGCTCCCCGTCGCTGTTCTTTACCTCCATCTTCCGCTGTCAGGGGGCCAAGAACCTTTCCGACTATTCCCGGTCCGATATCATGGGGATCCTGTCCGAACTGCTTAACATCGACCATATCCGCGACCAGGGCGACAAGGCCCGTCAGGTGGTCAAGGAACTGACCGCCCGCATTAATACGCACCGGGCTCTGGCCGATGCTTTCCGGGCGGAGATCGAGGATGCTGATCGGGTGCAGGAGCAGATATCCAACCTCGACGTTTGCATTGCCTCCGCCAATACCGATCTGAAGGTGGCCAGGACGTCGGTCGAGAAAACCCTGGGCGACCTGCAGGCGGCAAAAGAGCGGCAGGCTTCGGCCACGTCAGAGTTGGCTCGCAGAACTCAGTTGGAAGGGACTCTGGCAGATACCTCCAACCGGCACCATGCCGCCATACAGGAAATATCCAGAGAGTTCCTTGCTCTGGAAAAACAGTCCTCGGACGTGACGCAGAAAAGTAATCGGGAGAGCGCCGACGTCGAGGCGGCCCTGGCCCGCTCGAGGAAGATCGCCGGAAATGCGACCGAGCTTCGGGAGAAGGCGGCCCGGTACGAGGCTGTGTCGGCCCAGATCGAAGACCAGCGGCGGGAGGTCGCTGGCTTCGAGCCTACCCGGGATTATTTGGCCCAGCGTCAAAGGTCCATAAGCGGCGCCAAGCTGGAACTGTCTGGCTTGAGTAACCGCCTGCAGCTTCTGGTATCCGCTCGGAACTCCGCCATGGATAAGCTGTCGGTCGAGATCGCATCGGCGAAGCGCGACTCTGCCAAATTGCAGGGGCTGGATTGCCATGGTGACGGTTCCGGTTCTCTCAATGACTCCTGCCGGTTTATCTCGGATGCCGTGAAGGCTCGTGACGGGCTCCTGGGGTTGGAGGCCCAGCGCGAGGCTCTGGTGGCTCCTGGCCAGGACGAGATTGTCCTACAGCAAAAGATTGATGTCATGTCCGCAGTGACCGATGCCGACGAGAGTGCCTATGGTTCCGACTTTGCCGCATTCCAAGAGCAGAGCGCTGGCGCTGCCCGGCTGCTGAAATCCATGGAGGACGAGCTTGCGGCTTTGGCACCATGGCACAAGCTGGTTCCCGAACTGGATATTGCCGAGGTTACGATCAAAAAAGGCACGGAGGACTTGGAGCGCATCTCCCGGGAGTCGGCGGCGGCGCTCGCCGATCTGGATAGCCGGATATCCGCCTTGCGCGACAAACAATCCCGGCTCGTTTCCGAATATGAGGCTGCCAAGTTCGCTCTTGAAGCCCAGATATCGGTGATCGAGGTAGACGTGGATATCGCTAAACAGGTGCTGTCCCTGGAACAAGAATATTCCCGTGCCCAGGCCGCCATGACCTCTGCCGAGTCTCTGCTCCGTGGGCACGAACTGCAGCGGGCCGGCCTGCTGTCAAAGGCATCCAGTGCGGACAAGGCCCGTGGAGAGGTGGAAAAATCCGAGGCCGAGATTGCCCGTCTGAATTCCTACGTGTCGTCCTTCTCGGTTTTGGCAAAGGCGTGCTCAAACGACGGCATCATAGCGCTCGAACTTGACGACGCGGCTCCCACTATTGCCTCCATCGTGAACGACCTCCTGCGGGCTTGCTACGGCTCCAGGTTCTCTATTCGGATGGATACCCAAGCGCAGAAGGTGGACGGTGGGACCAAGGAGGCTTTCGATATCGTCATAATCGACTCGGAAACGGAAAACGAGCGGTCGATTACCGAGTGCTCCGGGGGGCAGATAAGCTGGATCGAGGATGCCATTACCCGCGGCATCTGCCTGTTCAACATCCACCGTTCCGACCGGGCCTACGACACCCTTTACTCTGACGAAAAAGACGGAGCCATGGACCCGGACAAAAAAATGGAGTTTTACCAGATCAAGCGGGAATCGTTGCGGACGGGTACCCACTCCCGGGAGTTCTTTATCACGCAGACTCCCGAGATGATGGACCTGGCGGACGCCCGTATTGTTCTGGGTAATGGCGGCGTATCGGTGGACGCGAGGTGATGGGCATGAGCTTGTGGATGCGGGCTCTGGTGTTACTTCTGGGATGGGTTGTCGGGTTGCTGCTCCTGCATTCTTCAGTAGGACTCATGGATAGTAGCTTGGCAATCTCCATCATCCAGGTTACCAATTCAATATATTTTTGCTGTGGTCGTAATAAAAAATGAATGGAAGGACGGAGTAATGGAAAACGCAAAGATTTTCGCGGAAGTTCTCGACCCGAAGGCTCTGGAGCAGTTTGAAAGCGCGATGGCCCAGCCCTTCAGCGTTAAGGGCGCGCTCATGCCTGATGCCCATGCCGGCTACGCGCTCCCCATTGGTGCTGTCGTGGCGACAGATGGGGTGATCGTGCCTTCCTGGATTGGCTACGATATCGGCTGTGGCATGTGCGCAGTTCACACCACGTTCTCCCGTTTCGCGGTGACGGTAAATGCCCAGAACATTTTCGACGCGATCTACGAGAATATCCCGGTGGGGTTCTGCCATAACAACCGGGATTCGAATTGGGATTATTTGGACATTCCTCGTACCTCAGTGCTCTCCGATATTTTTGCCAAGAATGGCCTGCGCCAGCTTGCTAGCCTTGGCTCCGGAAACCATTTTATCGAGGTCGGCTATGATACTAATGACGCGGTCTGTATCATAGTCCATTCAGGGTCGAGAGGCATCGGCCACGCTGTTGCGACCCACTACATGAAGCTGGCATCCGGCGACGGGAAAGCCCGAGAGGGGCACTTCGGGTTTTCCGTGGGCTCGCAGAACGGCCAGGACTACATCTCGGACATGAATTTCTGTCTCGCTTTCGCCCTTGAGAACCGCATCCAGATCATCGAGCGCGTCTGCCAGGCCATCGAACAATTCTGCGGCGGCTGGCGCGACCCCGAGTGCATCAACCGGAACCACAACCATGCCGAGTTCAAGGATGGCCTGTGGATCCACCGGAAAGGGGCGACACATGCCGAGGCTGGTATGATGGGGGTGATCCCCGGGAACATGCGGGACGGCTCTTTCATTGTCCAAGGGAAGGGCAATCCTGACGCGCTCTGGTCAAGTTCTCACGGTGCTGGCCGGGTGCTGGGCCGCAAGGACGCGCAGCGCACGCTCTCCATGGATCAATTCGGAGAGACCATGCGCGGCATTGTCGCCAAGGTGGACGCTGATACCCTGGACGAGTCGCCGTTTGCTTATAAGGACATTTTCGAGGTAATGCGGCAGCAGTCGGACATGGTGGAGATCAAGCAGCATGTCCGACCGATCATAAACATCAAAGGGTAGTTTCTATGGAGGGTGGCGGCCTACATTATAGGCCGCCACCATGCCCATAATTGGCTATTTGGCTGCAAAGAAAATTGCCACGATGCTGAGTAGTACCGCCCCGGCCCCGGCTGTAAACCATGTCAGTCGGGAGGGGGCCTGCGTTTCCGCTTTTATCCTGGCCTTGTCCGCATCGGTATAAAGAGCCTGGAATTTCTCCGCTTCCTTCTTGTAGATCCCCTTGTCTTTCTCCAGTCCGTCCACTTTGGCCGTCAGCGCGGCTTCGTTGCTCACCAGCAAGGCCCTGTCCTTGTCGCACAGGCTGTATTTTTGCTGGTACGCCGCTGCGGCCTGCTTGTTGTACCGCAGATCGGTCAGCAGCTTGGTTGCGGTACTGTACTGGAAAAAAATCCCGGTTTCAGCGCGTAACGACTGAGCAGGGATAACCGTCAGCGCGAAACATATCAGCAAGGCGCTGGCTATCCCCTTGAGTTTGTTTTTCGATCTCATTCTGCATGTCCTCCTTGATCGGCACCTTTATGGCCGCCTCTTGTTTTTTGATCTGCTTCCGTTGGCTGTTGTTGTCAGCGATGGTCTTATCGAGCTTCGGGTACTCGACGGCCTCCCGCTGCTGGACCTCTCCATTCGCTGCCGTCACGGTGCTGATGGTGTTCTGCCTGCTCTGGGTTGCCTGTATCGTCGTCACCTGGGCTTTGGCGACCGTCCAGCGCCATGATATGAAGCAGACGACCACTATCAAAATGCCGATGGCTATCTCTTTCCAGTATTGTTTGATGGTTTTCATTTCCTGTATTTCTCCGCTTTTTTGAAGATCAGCGCCGGGTATTCGTTGACCGCTTTCCACATCGGTCTGCCGTACAGGAGGGTGGTTTCCCCCGGCGTGTGCGCCTGGTCTAGCCCCCCGGTCCACCGATCATGGGGAATGCCTTTAGCTATGGCATAGGTCCGGCGCTTCATGACCCGGCCAAGGCCGGCATTGTAACTAACCAGCGTAGCCTTCCATCCTTCGGCATCGTCCCGCATCCATTTTCTGACGTTGTTCCACGAGGTTTTATCCTGCAGCACCAGGAACGCCAGTTGGTTTTCAGGGTTGTATGGATCCTTGCGCCAGTCCCATTTCCGGAGCGGTTTCATGGTGACCGCGGACTTGAATATGTTGAAATTCTTGGTTACGGTCATCTGCACCAGGCCATAACCATCCTCGCGGGAGGTGTGCAGGTGCGCTTTGGGGTTCCATTCGCTTTCCTGCTCCACCTGCCCGCACGGGATGTATTGCATCGGCGCCGCCTGCCAGTATTTTGCAAATGAGCTTTGCAGTACCGGCCCGTATGTCGCATATCCGCCAGCGAACGCCGTTGTGGCTGTGAGCAGCAGCAGTATGACTATGCTCAATCGTTTCATGTGGCCACGACGTAGAGGACCACGCAGATCAGCAGAATGAGCGCCTGGAATACCTTGGCCGCCCCATCGGGTGATGCAACTGCCGATGCGTAAATGTCGGGGAGGTTGATGTCGGGCAGGATCCCCCACTTGTCGGTGATCCCGATAATGAACAGGGTCATGAGTAGCACGAGGCCGACGACGCCGGTGGTGAACAGTGCCAGTTGCAGGCTGGCAAAATTCGGGGTAAAACACAGGCCGGCAAGGACTACAATAATCAGCGGTAAAAATCTTTTAATCACGGCTTTTCTCCTTGTGCTTTGTGGATCTCGCTGGCTCCGTCCGACTTTTTGAAAAAATCGGAGCCATGCGCAAAAACCAATGTCAACATCATGGTAATCAGCGCTACGACTATGTTGACCGCTATCGCGCTGATCGTTCCTCGGTCCTGCAGGCTCTTGGCTGCTTCCTGCCCATGTTCGACTCCCTGGCGCTTGATGCATTCCGTTTGGATTGTCGAAATCTTTTCGAGTTTCAGCTTGAGCCTGGTGATGTCATCTCCGTGTTCGTCGATGCGTTCCCAAAACTCCCTATGTTCCTGGCTGTCCCGAAGCTGCCGGTCGTTGATCAGCGTCAGTTCGGTGAGCGCCTCTGCGATTTTCGGCAGGGCACCCTTTATCTCGGCCACATCCTGTTGCACATGGCCGACCGCCAATCGTAATTCCTCCATCTCGCCCATCCTGGTGTTCTCCGGTCGTTTGTAGTTTTTTGAGTATCAGGCCGTGAGGACTCTGATTTTTACATCGAACCGACTATGGTGCTCAAAGTGTCCACTGTCGTGGCGGCGTCAATGTTCGTTTGCAATACAGCGTATTTCTCTCGGATCGTAACCCGGGACGCCTCGGCTGCGGTAGCCTCGGCTGCGATGGTTGCCTTTATATCCAGCGGTGCGAATTCTGCCGCTCGCTTTTTCCTGCGGATTTCGTGTGCGATGGTCTTCGATTTATCCAGATTGACTGTTATGCTCATGCCGTGTACTCCCATGCTGCCCGGAATGTCCTATCGGTTGGTATGTCTGCCGAGTCTACTATCTTGAATGCCTTCCCTGCCGGGACGTCTTTGGCTGCGATCTGCTCAATAGTCAGGCCGCATTCAAGAACGGGTATAATTACTGCTACTCCACCATCGTCAGTTGGGTAAATAATCCTACTTGCCATTTTTAACCGTCCTTTTTTATCTCAATACGGCCAGAAATATATATGCAGCATCAACTGGAGAACCTGTGTCATTGGCTATAAAAAATCTAAAACTAGAATTGTACGGGGTATAGTTGGTATTAGCCTTTCCGAACGGGTTAACTCCAATTAGGCCATAAGCCCCATTTACCTGACCAGCAGTTGCTAGTACGGCATACAGATTGTCGATCATGTTAGACTCAAAGTTGAATGTAAAATCACCGACGCCATTGTCTGTGATACTGGATACATTCAATCCTGTGCGGATGGCAACTGTACCAACACTAGTGAAGTTAACCCAGGCTTGTATGTTGTACGAGCTTGCCGCCAAAAATTGCGATGCATAATATCCGCCTACGGTATTTGCGTTTCCTGCCGACGCCGCATAATTGACCGATTGGCTACCAATATTGCTGGTGGTGATTGCCGTTGACGCCGGCTGGTAATAGCTCGATGCCTGGCCATTGAGCCGCCCTGAGTCGCTGGCCCATGAAGCCGCAGCTACCGATTGGCTCCCTATATTCGATGTAGTGATAGCTGTGGAGGCCGGCTGGTAATAACTCCCATGCTGACCATCGAGGGTATCTGCGTTCCCCGCACTTGAGGCTGATCCTGCCGACGTCGCATAATTGACCGATTGGCTACCAATGTTGCTGGTGGTGATTGCCGTTGACGCCGGCTGCCGGGTATCGATATCGCTTTGCAGTTCTGCCAGGGCGGAGTTGAGATTTGTGGATGTCAGGTTCCCGTTGGCCGCCGTAGTGATCGTGTTGTTGGCTGCGACAATAGTCTTGTTCGTCAGCGTCTGGGTATCGGTCGTACCAACTACGGATCCTATGACGCCGTGTACACCGGCAGTGGCCGATGTATGCGACGTCAGGGTGTCCTTCAGGTATAGCGTCCGGTTTGCGAGCGCTTGCGGTGCGGTATCGAGCAGGTCTTGGGTGATGATGTCACCAGTAGCGGGCACCGAAACCGCAGCCGTCCAGGTTGATACTTCTGTCAGATTTAACATGAATGCCTCGTATGCTATGCGCTACACGTTAGGGAAACGTCATAGTCCAATCGACCTGAATTTTGTACGCTGCGCTTTTTGTGATGGCGGACACGATAAGGTGTGCGAACATCTTTCCGGATGCACTCAGCAGCCCTAGCTCAGTGTATGTGTAGCTGCCACCGTCTGTGGCTCCCATGGTGGCCGAAAACGTCACCTGATTGTATGCCGGATAACTCGTAGTAACCGCCGCAGAGAACTGCTGGGCCTGCATCGCTGTGTCCGTGGACGTGACCGCCGCAGTGCCGGTGCCGAAGGCGATGGTGGATATATAATCGTTCAAATAGTTGGCATCATGCGACAGCAGTTTTGCAAGGATGGTCTTTCCGACGTTGACGACAAGGTTGTGATCATCCCACACGACTTCCCGTCTGCCATCGTTATAAATCTTGGTGATAACTACGTTACCAATCACTTTTATAAATTCTTCCACTCTATCCTCCGTAAACGGACAAGGCTGCTACCGTGTTATCTGATGCGTTTAATTTTCTAACGACGACTTGCTCCAGCATTGGGCCATTGATCCCCACCTTAAGGTTGGGGGCTCCCACCACATGCCCGGCTCCAACGTAAATCATGCCGGGTATCAGGGTATCGCTCACAGCAGCATTGGTTGTAACGAGTATCGTTTCCGAGATGCTGATCGATTCATTCGGAGCGATGCTTTTTCTCAATGGGGCATCCATAAAATAAGTGCCGCCAGCCCGATAAGTGGCGGCTACGGTCTTGATTTTTGCTATGAGCGCGGTTGCCTCGGTACTGGATAGGTCGTTTGGGATCGACATATCCAGCAAGAACCGGCACGGTGCCAATGATTGCTGGCTGGCGTCCATCTCGTCGAGGTGGCTCATGGCGTCCAAGAAGTTCACATCGACGCCGAGCGCGTCCTTAACCAGTTTCGACATCGACAGGTTATTTGCTTTGATGGCCGTTATTTCTTTGATCGCCCGGAGCAAATAATCGCTGTCGCTCTCCCCGTCGTCCCGATACACTCCACAGTGGTCGCGGAACCATGTATCGGCCCATACCCCCGTTGCCGAATGCATATAGGCACACTGCTCCGCCTGGTCTGCGTTGCTATTTTGTTCTTCCAGCGCCCAAGCGTATGTCTGCATCTCCAACCATGTCATGTTGGTCGGGTAATATAGGCTCGTTGATCCGGACACGGTCTGGCTGTTGATATCGAGTATCCCGCGGGCAAGTTTACCGGCGTAGCTGCTATCCAGAAGCGTTGCGCTGATACCGCTGATGGCATTCATCGCCGTTATCGCCTCGGCTACGGTAATACTGGAAATGTCGATTATGGTGGCTGCCGTGGCTGTCGTTATGGAGATCTTCTGCTTCGCTATCGACAGCGTGATCTGGGCCGCTGGCGTCAGCGTAGCAATGGCTTGGTTGCCAGGCTCTTTGTTAAATACCCGGTTCAGTCGTTTGAGCAGGCTACGTATCATGATGCGGTCACCGTCTTTGTGCCGGGCAGGTACACCTGGTTGGCTGCGGGCGTCATATCTGCGGTGGGGGCTGAAATCACCGCATTGTAAACCCCGCTTATCCCCATGATGCGCTCCACCATCTCATTGTAGATGAACGCCTTGCCGACTCCGAGGCTGTTAACGTAGGTGTCGATGGTGCTTTTCACCGTGGATATGACTGTTGCGGAGTCGTATCCCGTTTGCAGGGTGATGGCGACACTGAAATTGATCGCCGTCTCGGTAGCCGCCATAACGGTGACCACGACGCCAGCCGCTTTGTATCCCGCCACAATCGTCCCATCCGTATTGGTGTATCCGTCGATGATCTTTTGGGTCGCGGCAACCAGGGCCGCGCTGGTCCCTCCCGTGCCGTTGTAAATATACAGGTTAAGCAATCCTGCAGGCTGCGTGGTGTTGGTGATGAATAGTTCTTCCACCACGGCGTCTGATACCGAATCGGTGGTTATGCCCGACGCATCATAGAGGGCTGCGGTAGTCGCCCCGTAGACCAATGCTGCTGGTGTCGCTCTGGACAGAGACGAGATGTAATTTAGGAACCGGATCCGGCGTTCTTCTTCTGTTTCCTTTTCAGTTCCGCCTGTCGTTGCTGATGTGTTGGTGCATGCCGTCGCCGACGAGGACGAGGCAATTTTGGTTATCTGGCCGGCTGAGACATTGCCGGCAGTCCCGGCCACACTACATTCGATATGTGCCGTTACGCTGGTGTTGCCGTTCGTAATGTATGCATCGTCGGTGGTTACGAACGTGACGGCGTTTTCAGCCGACGACGGGTCGGTGGAGACGATGGTCCCTTTGGCAATCAGGGTATCTTTTGTGACCGCTGTTCCTACGCTGAAAACCACGTACCCGGTAGATTTCTGCGCCGATTTTAGGGTAAAGGAAAACGCACGGTAGAGGGATATCGGAATCGCTTTTTTGATCGCCTGGTAAAACGATAGATCGCGGGATTCCATCTCGACGGCAACCGTCTCGAATTTTGACCGGATCTTGGACCCTTCGGTGAAGTCGGTTATTGCCGAGCAAATCCCGGTGAACCATGTCTTCATCCGCGAGTATCGCGTCTCTGCTGTTACGATTTCGAATGCCATGATTTTATCGTATCCAACGTGTAGCGTATGTCAAACAGTTTGCCTACGACAATGGGATGCTGACCAATGTGGATGGCAGATTGTTGATCGGTTGCACCGTGCCCTCGAAATAGAATGCGTCCTCGTTTTCCTTCAGTACCGCATTGGTCACGTCCTGCACCCTTGGGTCGGATTTTATTGTGTTGATGCATTCGAGCAGGATGCGCTCCTGCTCGATCTCCGTGTTGACCTCGCCGATGTAGGCAGGCACCAGCGACCCATACCCTGGGTGTCCCAATTCGGTGAGTTCCCCCTTCATGGTCATGATGCGGTGTTGCAGTTGCATTTCCAAATTCGTCATGCCCGCAGCCACGGTGATATCCGAGCCTTGGGACGCTATTATGTTGCCGTCGTCGTCCAGATACTCGTCGATGCCGAACAGCTTGGATTCCAGATCGGTCTTGCTGGTTGTGCTCACTCCAGAGGTCGTGCTGCTATCTCCCGGTATGAGTATTTTGTCTCCCGGCTTGAGTACGGCCAGTTCCTTCGCGTGGTTCGACACCCTGGCGTTTGCCTCCAGGGGGCTTTCGAGCGGGTCATCAAGCGTGATGCTGCTGCTGGTAGCGCTGTTTACTGTGGAGGTGGATCCGTCAGGAAATAGGAGGATGCTCCCGGGCACCGGGGTGGGGGAGAGAGCAATCGGGAGAACGGTGGTCCCGGCAGGGATGGCGTATGCCGTCAAGGTGGCGGCCAGTTCCTCTGACACCGTCGACTCGCTGATATATGGGTACTCGATGTTGTTCAGCGTGGCGATAGACTTCCAGGTGGCCCCTGTGGCCTGCGCAATGCTGTATATGGTATCGGAGTTGGTGATCGAACGATAGCTCGACGCCTTCGGGGCCGTCGTCTCGATGGTGCTGGAAAATATCGTGTCTTCCGGTATGCCCATCTTTACGACGGTCCCGTCAGCATATACCGTGCTCGGCAGGTCGACAGTCATTATCTCCGTGGCACTGCTCGTGCTGCTCGACGAGGTGCTGGTGGAGGTGCTGCTCGTGCTCTGCTGAAACAGCCCCGAATTGTTCTGCAACGAAAACAGAGACCGCAGACTGTTCCGTATGGCGTTGACCAGTTCGCTGGGGGCGTTTGCTATTTGAATCACCGCTGCCAGCACCGTTTTTGCGAGAGAAATTGCCGTGGTAATTACCGAAGCGGCAAGATTCACAAGCGAGGTTATCCCATTGGCAAAATTGGACACCGCCGTGGCTATCGTATTCATGGTGGTTATCAGCGATGTCATGGTGCTGGTGACCGCCTCGTAACCATTTGCTATGGTTGTAATGATGGAGCCCCAAGTATTCAGGGTCGCCGCGCAATCGGAGAAATCGCTGGTGCTGATTACGTCGGTACTTTGGTACGGAGATTTGACCCGCCCCCCATCCTGGCCATCATACCTCCGCATGCCCGTCATCTGGATATCGTATTGGTAAAGCAGGGGCCGCTGGATGTTTCTCGTCAGCGTGAAAACGTTAACCTGGATTATCCAATATTCACGGTCGCTGAAATTAAGGAAGCGCAGTTCCAGTTCGCCTACCTGGGGCGTTTTGGCAAGATCGCTGTTGAGTTGGTATGTCCCATATCGCTCGTAAAATGAGAGCAGGCTCTGCTCCATGGTACGGTACCGGGCCGGCCCGGTAGTCCATGCATCGCTTTTGACCTTATCCCCCCGCTGCAGGCCGAAAACACCAGACACACGGAATTTGGGCGGAGCTATCCCTATCTTGTCTTCATGACTACCAGCCTGGGTCAGCGTCAGGGTCGCCCGGGGCGTCCATATCGCGCTGTAATTCTCCGGGCTGATATACAGGGGCAACTTCCATTCGAGTTTTTGGGTCTTGTTGTTGTAGCACTCGAACAGAAACGGTAATTGCTGCGTCCCGGCGTCGATCACTGTCGGAGACCATGGGCCGAGCCACGATCCTGCGCCATTTCCTACGGTCTTTGCCATTTTTGAGCCTCTATGCGCGTTCTTCCGAATGATCTGCCGGGGTATCGCTGCTGGCCGGGGCCAGTTTGATCTGAGACTCCGCCTGAGATTTGATTTTTTCGATCAATCCGGAGAGGCAGGACAACACGGCGTTGGTTTCGTTGACGGTAAGTTCGAGAAGCAATGGGTTGGACATTGATATGTTCCTTTCTGTTTATACTGCCGCTGCTGCGTCTCTCGCCGCGGCTTCAGCCATGTAGAGGGAGAATAGGATATTATAGACTTCCTGGTGCGTGTAGCTGGCTCCGGTAGCCTGCCCGGTAGAAGGGTCCAAGGCTGGGAATGTCTTGGCAGCATCGAACGGTGCTGTAATGTTGCCACAGAGCTGTGTGATAACCTTGTCACCAAGTTGAGTAGCCGTTTCCTCCACGAAGAGGACGCTTGGCGTTCCTCCGCAGGGATTCTCGACCACTGTACGACAGGAACGTTGCCACTGTGTCCCGGTTACAGGGGATTCTTTGTAGTTCGTTGTAGTAGACATGTTTTCTCCTTATGACAAAGTCATTGTATAGTTGCGCGTTAAGCCATCAGACCCACGCATTTGAAACTTAATCTGTGTGTTGGAAACTACCGTTATTTGGAAGTCATTTGTTGCAGATAGTGCTTGTGAATTGGTGAGGTTACACTTTATATTTCCTGCGCCTATTGTTAGATTGCTGTATATGTAGCTACTTCCATTGACCTGTAGCTTGTTCACTCCATCGTCTGCGTAAGTCCCAACAAGGACGTTACCAGACGGGGCAATCCTCACACGCTCGGCACCACCAACAGTAAATCCTAGAATAGGACTAGAAGAATTTCCAGATATGTAAGTAGCTGCGTTACCCCAAACCAAGGAATAACTGTCAGAAAGTGATATATTTGATGAAGCAACCTGCAACCTTCCCATGCCGTTGTCGGTACTGGTGCCTATGAGGACATTGCCGGAAACTGAAATTTGCATCCTTTCTACATTCTGTGTAACAAACCGCATGTATGCGTTGTCACACCATGAGGTTGAGCCTATTGCAATCATGTTCTGGTGCGAGGGTTTCGTACCCGTATGATCAGAGCAGTCAAAGTGACGCTCATATGAAGTACTGTACGGATATGCTCTGATTGATAGGCTACCATCCACCTGCAACTTGTTCACACCATCGTCAGTTGTGGTACCTATGAGTACGTTGCCAGGGGCAGTAAGGGACAGCACATTAGCCTGACCATAAGGTGCAACACCAAATACCCCTGCAACATTGTTTATGTTCCACCATGTATATGGTCCAGCCTGTTTTAATGTAATAAGCTGGTTGTTTGTTGCCCCAGACAGCACCATGTTACCATTTGCATATATACCGCCATTTACTTGCAACTTGTTCACACCATCATCAGTGGTGGTGCCAATGAGCAGATTGCCACTATCTGCGGGTATCCTGGCATATTCAGCCCATGTGCCAGCATTGTTGATCATGCCAAACATTAATCCACGGTCTGTAGCAGCCCCGGAATTCCCCCTAAACCGGATTGCCCCGCCCATTGCGCTGCATGAAATAAACCGTTCCACCTGATCACTAACAAAGGTCAGATTCCCACTCAGTTTTTCTGAACCATTTACCTGTAGTAAATTTACCCCATCATCAACTGAACTACCTATCATTATCCGGGTAGTCTCAAGATACTGGATTATCGCATTACAGTCTGCAAGCAATACAGACTGTCTGTAAGCAGTTGCATCACTCTCTGCAGAAGACTGTACTAGAGGGACTGCATCCATAGCAGTCTTTCTCGATGTCAATAAATCAGCACCAGATAGACCCAGCATCTATTTACTCACTTTCACTGTTGACGATACCATAGGATGTTTCTTCCCCGTATAGGCGCACAGGCAGTCTCCCTGGACAACTCCGGCCACCGCGCCGCTGCCGGAGCCGTCAATCTCCACGGTGCCATCGGAAGTCCATACGGTCTTGCCCTTGACGTTTACGGTGCATTTCCCGGCCACGACGTTCACGGTATAGTCACCGGTCTGGATCGTCAGGCTGTCATGTCCCTGGACGCTGGTGTCTCGGTTCCCGTCCTTGTCCACGGTGATGTCGGTCTTGTTGCATTTGAAGTGGTAGCGGCGCTTACCTGCAGGTACGTCACTCCGTTTGCCCTCGATCTGGTTTTGGGGGAGGGGTAGATACCCTATTACGACGGGCTCCCAAAAGTTTCCGTTTATGAAGCTCACCAGTACCACGTCGCCAGGGTCCGGCGACCACTCTTCTCCGGTCTGATAATTGATTTTGGTATGCGCTACAGGGACACCATAAATATCTGGGTATCCCCCCATCAAGGACACATTCACAAGCGTGATGCCGGTGGTGTTTTTGGCGTCGTCTTTGAACAGTACCCCGTTGGGCATTATCGTCCCGCGCAGCAGCCGGTCGACGTTCGCTATCTCTTGGAACGCAGGATGCGTCCGTAGCGTCTCCTGCAGCCGTGCCCCGGTTTCATCCATCATACTCACTGCATTATTCCCCCTGTCGTGAGATTGGACTTTTTGATTTCCGCAGCATCCTGGCCGCGTGTCACCTGGTACGCCGTGGTGAACTGCGGCATCGGGTTGACGTTGTATTGATGCGATACCTGTTCCACCAGGTACTCCTTGAAGTTGCTGGTGTTGCCCTGGCGCACCACCAGACAATGCCCGGCCCGGATCTCGGGGCGCAGGTGCGTCAGGATGGTCCCGGATTCGTAGGTGTGATTTTCCTGATACCAGTTCCAGAACAGCGTCGCCCGTTCCTGTGATGGTGCCCACGCAATTTTCTGATTGGCTGCGCTATCGGACATGGGGTCGGTAACGTTCACCGGCACGAAGACGTCGTCTATGATCTTGCTGCAGTAACCATGGAGGGCGATGCTATCCGCATCGAATTTGGTCAATTCGCTGTTCGACATGACGATATCGATACATTCGGACACGGCGTATTTGTAAAGCGTTGGCCAGTAGCACAGCAGGTTGATCCTCTCTGCATCGCTCACGCCCAGGTCGTCGTTGATGATCTCCGTATCGTCTACCAGGTGCAGGTCCACGCCCGCCTGGCTCCGGTCTGTCTCGCCGAATGTCGTGATGGGGTTCCGTTCCAGGATTACCTCGAATTTCCCCACGTCGCTCACGCTGGTGTCGGCGTTCAGCATGTTGTATGGACGGTGGGACAGGCGCGACATGGCGTCCCAGACGGTGGTGTTCTTGATGAACATGATGCTCGGATCCCACACCATCCAGGTGTCGTCGGTATCGGTTTTGAAGTCCATGTTTTTGACGACGCGGTTGTTCAGTTGGTTCAGGAATAACAGCGCCAATTGCTCAAACTGGCTCGCCGCCGTCCCGGTTTGCAGCACGACGCGGGCCATATAGCTTTTGATGTAGTCTTTGACTCCTTGCTTTCCGTCGTCCGTCTGGTCAACGAATGCAGCCCGCCCCAGCGATTGGTTGCTTTTTTGTATCTGCGCCGCCGAAATGTCCCACCCAATATCGTGCTTGGCGAGCAGCTTGCCGACGTCCTGGCCGCTCACTTTTACCTGGCGGACTGGATGCACATCTCCCTGGCGGACCAGAGAAGGCCGGTCTACCAGCCCCAGCATAACCGGCTGCATGCCCTTGCCATCCCCGGCATCCAGTTCGATGGTGATCATGTCGTCTGGTTCCAGAATCTCGTGATAGTATTTCATGGCGCCGCCGTCTTTGCTTTTCCATGACTTCACTTGTTTGTACGGCAACATGATTTGCCATGTCCCGGCAGCCCGGCCATACGCCTTGTTGGTGGCGATGCTCAGGATATCGTTGGATAGATCGGCCTGCGCCTGGCCTCCTGCGAGCAGGTCATAAATCAACACCCGGCAGCGGGGCGAATATGTTTGAAAGTATGGCTTCACAGAAATCTCTGCATTCCTGCTATGGAAAATTCGGAAACGACGATGGCATGTTTTCCGATGCGCAACGAATAGCGCTCAAACTGGCAATGTGCGTAATATCCGATAGTTTCTTTTCGGAGTTTGTCGAGTACCTCAATGTCAAAAAAACCGTCTGTTATCCACTGGCTCCCGGTGATGGGGACCAGGCTCGTTGCGGTCTTTGGATACCCTGGCATTGCAGATTCTTTTTTGACCGTTATCTGGTCCAATGCCTTATTGCTGACCAGCAGTATCTCGCCACTGAACGTGTACTTTATGTTGCCGGGCACCATGTCCTGCGCTTCGAGATCTCCGACGCCATACAGCCGCTGCATATCGTTTTCCGTGGTTATGGTGACGTTCTGGGCCATGCCCACCGCTACGCCGCCAATTTTAAGCACGATGTTGTTGCCGGTGACGTTCGGGGTATTGACCACCGCGCTGGCGATGTTGGTTATGGTATCGAGCAATCCCATGTTTGAACCTTCTCTCGTGATGCCTTCATGGTAGCAAATCTGTAGCGCATATCAAACAGTTTGGTGGGAATACCATTCAGGCGGGGCGAAAGCGCGTTATCTTACGCATAACCGGCGAGAGCTTTGCCGATTGAGCATTGTAATGCGCGTTGTGGCGATATCATTCTGGCGGGGCGGCTTCTGGTCCCTGTCGAGGTCCGAGCATTTGGCGCACCGAATGGTGGCCACATCAAAAAAAACGAGGTGAGATATGGAAAATCAGGCAGCAAATAATGTGCAGGCGGTTTTCAGTTTCGATTCTCAAGCTATCCGTGCTGTAACTCTGGCCGACGAGGCATGGTTTGTCGCCAAGGATTTGGCCGTGGTCCTGGGGTACACCAACCCCCAGAAAGCAATTTCCGACCACTGCAAGTATGCCAAATTGTTAAAAGGTAACGAATCGTTACCTTTGACGGACAGCCCCCGCGGGATCACTGTTATTCCGGAGGGGGATATGTACCGGCTGATCGTTCGTTCCAAGCTGCCGTCTGCGGAACGCTTTGAACGGTGGGTGATGGACGAGGTTCTTCCGCAGCTACGCAAAAACCGGGCATACTCGATGCCGGCGCTCCCCACGGATCCCATGCAGCTTCTCAAGCTGACCTTCGACGCCATGTCGCAGATGAATAGCCGGGTCGATACCGTGGAGGCTTCGGTTACGAAGATGCTGGACACGGTCCGCTTGCACCAGTGGCAGGCATATGAGCTAAAAAACATCGTCACGGAGAAGGTTCAGGAGCTTCACGAGATTTATGGCGTCCGGTGCCCGCTCCTGTTTCCTGGCATCTGGAATCTGTTGAAGCGGCAGTTTCAGGTGTCGTCCTATACGGCGATCCCCACCATTCGGTATGACGAGGCATGCGCCTTTGCCAAAAATATCACGCTGTCGCAAATGCCTGATTATGTGGTTAATGCGGCCAAGAGCGCAGGCAAAAAGGCGTGATTCCAGTGGCTGTCACCCTTGCATGATCAAATGTCTGGTGTTATAAGGGGGGAGTGGTTGTCACTCCCCCCACTTGGAGGCTATTATGAAATGGTTTTTAATCGCATTTATGTTGTTATACCCAATTGCGGCAAGTGGCGGTGACATAGTGAGTAAAGACACTATCTTTGAAACTGTTTCCGAAGACGGTACTCTTTATTCTGTTAAATCTACTAGCGCGAGAGGCACTTATTTTTGGTACGAAGGCGGCATGAGGTGTGTGGCTAAATTAGCCAAAAAAACACTCAATGTAAATTGCGCCGAGACCACGTATGTGTTTCACGAAGACTCTGGCGACGTGTTTATTAGGTTAAATGGTGCTCCTGCTATTGTTCTGCAGGATGCTGCTATTGGCAATGGCATGTATAAATCAATAAAAAGACATGCGGCCATGAAATAATCCCAATGGTCGCATGCTGGTATCTTTAGTTTGTCCCTATATTTAACTTTTGGGCTCCTAGATATCTCTTTTTCTCGCCCAAAGCATTTGTTAACGTTTCTATTGCCGTTATTAATTTGTCAGTCCCTTGCAACATAACTGCGCCCTCAGTTTGCGACATGCCAATTGCTTTCTGATTGATCCCTTTACCCCCATTTGTTTTTTCCAAATAACTATCACTTGGTACTTTCTCTGGGTCGATATTCGTGAGCGACGTTGTCATCTGCTCGCCCCCCAAAAACAATGATGCAGTTTTTTCTCGATACAAGTTATTTCTATACCTTTTTAAATATGCGCGAGATCCTGGGAGCGGATTTCCATTAGAATCAAGGTGACCGCTATATGCCAACAATGCTTTTTCGGGATCGTTGGGGTATTTTTTTTTCGCATCTGCCAATATTTTAAGCCCTATTGCTGTATTCCTGAATGGGTCTTGCAACTGTTTTACAGTGCCATGGTATTTGGGGTTATCTTGGAATAGTCCTACACCCTGTCCATTGGGTGATATTGCCATAGGGTCAAATTTAGGATTTTCTGTGGCGGCAAGCGCAATAGCTTCTGCTGGGTCGATGCCGCGCCTTCTCGCTGCATCGGTTATCATCTCTCTGTACCCGTGAGTATTGATAAACATTTTATCTGCCACAGTAGTTTTCATTTCTGACGGGGATGGGGCTGTGGTCCCAAAGTTAAACAGGCTATCGGTCATGCCTATCATTTTTTTGAATTCTGGGCGATTCATAACCGTTTCGGCTGCTTTCAGTATCGCTTCCTGTATGGGGGCAACGATCCTATCTACAATCTCCCCTGTTTTGACTTCTAAGTTGCTGGTTCTCGCCATCCGGTTTAATTTGTCGGCGCCGGGCAGCGTCCCGTATGCGGCTTCCATTCTGGCCGCCATCTCTCTCTCTCTCTTAGTTCCTGTCTTCAGGTGTTTAAGATCTTTCCCACTACGGGCCGCCTCTGTTAAAATACCGGAATCATCGAGTTTTATAAGAGCATCTGCGCTTTGTGTGGTCAGCCCCCAGGTTTCAATTAATTTTTTGAGTCTTACAGATTGCCCTTTTTTAGTCGTCCCTACACCTACGTCCTTAATTATATTATGGAGCGCGTCAGGATGCATGATCGGGCCTTCTTCTCTTGCCTTTTCAATGTCATACAATTTGTCTTCTGTGAGCTCACCGTTAAACCCTCCCAAAGCCTTCCATAACAAGATTTCCCCGGGGGCGGTTCCAGCGCTTTTAAATCCGTTCTGCGCCACGTTCATAAACTCGGACGACTTGGCATATTGCTTATAGCTTGTCCCGTCTTTGAGCGCCATCACAGCGCTTGCCAAGGCTGCTGCCGTACCTGCCTGTGCGTCGCTCGCTCCGGCTCCATGCATGGCTGTCGCGGTGATGTTGGTGTTCCTGGCTACCATGTTCATGAGTTCGGACATGCGGGCCTTGTCCATACCTTTTTTGACAGCTTGTTCCATCGTGGCTATGGCACCGACACCCATATTGGCATTGCCGGTCGCCTGGTACATGGTCCCGTACATCCCTGCTGCCATGCTTGGATCTACACCGTAGGCTCTGCCGAATGCTGCCGACAGCCTTGTGGCTCCTTTAGCTCTGTCACCGCTCATCCCCGCAGATTGACTGACATGCTCCATGAGCCCCATGTATTCCAACGAATCCATGCCAAGGCCGGCGCCGTCCTCAAAGCCGTCTTTGATGCCTCTTGCTCCCAACGTAGCTTCATGCCCCACCGACTGCTGATACTTTGCCCTCGATTGTGCCAGAAACCCCAATATACTGAATCCACCGACTGCCGCCAGCGACCACCCGAGCGCTTTCTTGAACGCCGAACTACCCCCATTAGGATCGTCTGTTCCGTTTTCTCTCCGCCCGGGTGCTACCTGCCCATAGTCTCCGTGCTTCGCGTAGTATTGTTCTGCTGCTGTTTGCCTCTTTTGAGCGGGCGTGTTGTCGCTTTTGTTTATTTCTGCTGCACGGGCATAATATTGCGCTTTAGGAGAAGTCTTGTGCAATCCTTCGATATCGGATCTGTTGTACGGCTTCGGTAGTTTTATGAGCTTGTCATAGTCTTTGGCCATTTCGGCAACGGCACGCCGCGACGCATCCATTTCTTTTCTGTATGATTTTGCCAACTCATTTGCGGACCGCATACCATTCAGGTTTTTTGAATCACCGAGTCCAGGCACATTCATTTTTATGTCGGTGTGAGATTCCGCTTTTTCCATCTCTGTTTTGAAGCCACCGACCGCCTTGGTTGCTTCCAGAACCTTCTCGGTTCCATTCACCTTAAGGTCTATACTGAGTCCCATGTTTCGCCTCCACGTATCGCAGTTATCCGTTTTCTAAACGACCACAGGCCGGAGCGCTATGCCCCGGCCTGTTTGGGAACTTCAACTGGCTTCCACTGGTCACCGCGCAGTATCTCTTCCAAGTCTATATCCTCTCCATTTTCGAGACGTTCTAGGATTTCGTCCGCCGTGGAGTCGCTTGATATTTCTACTCCGCATTCTGGGCACTGGTCGCGGTATGTCTTGTATCCACATTTGAAGCATGTTTTTAGCGACTTGCCGTCTGCGGCCAGGTGCATCTCATATTCGAGCGTGATCTCTTCATCGGTCACGTTCTGGTACCGTGGGTCAGTCGGCGGCAGGTTGTACGTCTTTCGGAACCAAAACCGTAGCTTGTCCATCTCCCGTGGGACCGTTTCCGCTATTGTCCTTGGGTCGAAAGGAGTTTAAGTAGTTCTGCACCTCGTCCCATACCGCGAATACCGCATCTTCGTCTTCTCCGTCATAGAGGTCCGCCATGTTGAACCACGCAGGGAGTTCTTCCTCATTGACTGTGGTGACAAAGCTGAAAATATACGAAATCAGCAATGCTATTTTGTCCATTGTTCCTGCCGCAATTGTCCCGGCTGCTGACATGCTCGCGGCATTTTTTACAGATATGTTCTTTTTATCGAGAAGAGAGGGGCGGCGGATGGTGAACGTACCGGCGTATTTGCTTCCGAATGGCTTCCCGGTGGTTGGGCAGATTGCATTTTCGATGTTGAAACTGGTCTTGAGTTGGATGGACATAATGCCTCCTGGTAAATTTAGGCGGGGAGGGGCTACCTCCCCGCTTGCCATGCGCTACGCTGCGGTTATGCTGTTTCCTTGTGGCGGGCGAAGATCTGGAACGATTCTCCGGTGATGCTGTGCTTGTTGTACTTCCGGCTGTGGGTGTTGAATTTGCAGCCCGAATAGCTCTCGACGGTTTCGCCAGACACGCTGTCAACGACCTCTACCGCCAGTTCGGGAGCGGTAAGCCATCCGGTGCTGTTGGGGATAAATCCGAGCTTCACCAACGTCTGGGATTTCACGAAGTATTTCTCTCCGCTGATCCGGTGTGTCAGCTTGCCGGCCTCGAAGCCTGCCACCTCCAGGTCGCCGATGCCATCGACTTCCTGGAGTCCGAAATCGTCGTCAAAGGAGACGTTCTGGCACATCCCTATGACGATTCCTTTGATCTTCAGTAGTACCCTGTTGCCGGTTGCTGTATCAAGTGCCATGGGCTATTCCTCCTTGCAATCTGTTTGATATATGCTACAACGCGACCACCGTTTTCCGAAGGAGTTTGTCGTGCATTTTAACTGTAAAACTTACGATCCTGTGCTTGTCTCCGGTATAGCCAGCGAATATGCAAATGGCGTTGCCATGTGGAGGCTTGCCGAAAAACACCACATTGCTTCAAAAACATTAAAAAAATTGCTTTCTGGTATCGGTGTCCAACACCGGGGGGTGAAAGCCGCTATCAACGTTTCCCGAGAGCACGCAACGGCCAATTTGGCCCGGCGCAAGTTATCACCGGAGAGGCGAGAGCAATTTTGTTCCAGGTATAATTCTGGGTTAGTTTCAGTCGCAGATCTGGCTGCCGAGTTCGATATCAGCGAGAGCAATGCTAGAAAAATATTGCGAGACCAAGAGCATATTTTCCGCGAGCCTGCTTTTCGCTCATACCATGTCAACTCCGACTTCTTTTCTGTTATCGATTCTGCGACTAAAGCATATTGGTTTGGGTTTATTATGGCTGATGGTTGCGTATTTAGTGGGCGGAGTCCTGGGCTACGTATTGGGCTTAAAGCGTCAGACAGCGGCCATTTAGAGTCATTCAAGGTAGCCATACGTTCAGACCATCCTGTAAAGTTTTCTACTCACAAATACATTTTGCATGGTGAAACGCGTCATGCGGAGGCATGTGCCATTGATATAAGAGACAAAACCCTCTTTGATTCTTTGGTATCCCACGGATGTATCCCCAATAAAACAAATGTTGACACTGCTGTCACTGGGATTCCTGACCGTTTGTTCCGGCATTTTGTTCGTGGTTATTTTGACGGTGATGGGTGTATTGTCTTCCACTCCCGGAAAAACAGGACTTCCAAAAGTGGCCTCCCGACAATCGAGCAGGCTTGGTCTTGCGTTGGGAACGGTTCTATCATGTCCTATCTTAGAGATGGCATATGTCAATGTACTGGTTTGGTTCTTTCTGGAATAAAACAACATCATGGATGTTGGCATTTGCGAGCAAGCGGAATTCATAAGGTAGAGTCTCTGTTCCATTTCCTTTATGATGACGGCGGCCCCTTTCTCCAACGAAAAAAGATTAAATGGGAGAAAGGGCGCCGCATCATGGGATTATATGCCTATTGAAAACTTCGTAGGCTGCAGATGGAATGTACTAAACACGAAATTCACGGGAAGTATCGGTTCTGCCCAATAGTCAACATACCGAACGGTTCCGTCCACCCGCAGTTGCGTGGATTTCGGGTCGTAGTTACGGATGTACCCGTCGCGCTTGGCGGCGGCCAGGACCGCGTTGGTCACGTTGACGATGGTAATGTCCAGCGTCTCGGTGCCGGCCTGCCCAACCAGCGCCTCGTGCTCGTTGCGAACCTGGCGGGCGATATAGTCGGCGCCGCGACCAACCGAATATTCCAGACGGTACAGGTCGTCAGTCTGGTTCCATGTGGTGATCTGGCGGCTGATAACATACCCGCTCCCGGCTACCGCGTCGGGAATAGGCGGAGCCAGGCCGGCATCAATCAGCGTATCGACTTCCGACTTTCTCAGTTCGACTTCGAGGCCGAGGCAGTCGAGGCTTTTGCGCGTCAGCGGGGTGACCGGTGTTGCTCCGGCTGCGATTCCGGCATAAATGCATGCGGTCAGATATGCCGGATACAGCTTCTTGTTGCCATTGGGATCGTACCGGTAGCATCCCAGGGTGGCATGCACGATACGGTCGGTATTGAGGTCATCGGCCAGTCCCTCGAGCGCGGTGATCGCGGCAGTCCTGGCCGTCTCGCTGACCCAAGATTGCAGGGCTCCGCCTACGAATCCACGGCGTTCGCTTTTGCCGTTCGGCCCGCTCATGTAGGTGCAGTGGGCCGACAGCTTGGCATGTACCGAGGCATCGGATGTGAGCGCCACGACGATCTGAACATCCATCCCCTTGAGCAGCGAAAGAGCATCGTCCCAATCGGATGATGTCGTGGTTCCTTCCGTACCGCCCGCGAGAAAGGTCCATGCCACATTGGCCGGGGCCGCGCCGGCGTCGGCAACCCGCGCCGCACTCACGTAGCTGGAATACTTGTTGATGCCGTCGACTATCGCCTGCAGGTCGCTTTTGGCCGTATATACTGCGGTCATAATGTCCTGCGTCGTCACGTTGTCGAGGTCGATGCTGAGATCATCGTCGGGCGAACCGGTGAGGACCGTAACATCGTACTTCCCGCTCGACTCGATGGCATTGACGAGTTGGGAAATCGTCTTGTAGGCGGTCAGACTGAGAGACAGGTTGTCAGTCGTGGCCCCCGTGCATGCCGTGGTCAGCAATGCGGTTGCTGCGGCCACATTGATGGTCATGGTGCAAGCGGTCCCGGTACCGGTGTACTTGATCGAAAACGAACTATTGGTAAGGTTGTCGTATGTTTCCACGTTGCTGCCATACTGGACCGTGACCTTTTTCCCGGTGGTGCCCGCCTCGATCTTCGCCTTGATCTGATTTGCCGTGAGCCCGTAGAGGTACGACGTCAATTTCAGGACGTTGGAGAATGTCGAGTTTGCCTGGGTACACGGGTTGACCGGTATCAGGTAGACGTTGCTGGCGCCGGCAACCGCCGTTGACGGCGAGAACAGCAATTGCGTTGCCAGACGCGCCTCTTCGCGGTCGGTATAAATCAGCGACAGCGGCAGCGACGGGTCGGAGACCTTCTGCGCTGTTTTGGGCGGTATCAGCCCGGTCATCTCCGCCAGGAATGCAACATTATTGTCGCTGCCGAGGGTCACGCTTGACAGGCCGGACGAATCGATGCGGGATCCTGCCTGCGGCGTCAGGTAATATTTACCGTTCCAGAGTATTCCCTTTCCCATCCCTATTTACCTCCCTGGTTCTGCCAATCAGTCCATGTGGTGCCGACCGGCTTGTTGTCGAATGACGTTATCAAGGCGTTCCATTCCGCCCTGGTTTTGCGCCCGTTGATTCCTTCCTTCTTGCAGAGGTGCTCGAAGGACGCTTTCCGCTCGGCCTGTGAATGCTGGATCTCGGCCAGGAACTCGGTCAGTGTGACCGGGAACTCCTGAACTTCCTCGGTTGTGCTGGTGTCCGTCGTATCCGAGTTCGCGGACGTACCTGCTCTATTACCCATGTTGTGAACCTCCCTTTGTTTGCTATGCGCTACATCATGGTTACGCTAATGCCGTATTGTTGCCGGTCGCATAGTATGAGGCCGGTATGCGTTTCTTCCAGGTGTTCTCCGTGGTGGCCGTGATACGAAGCTGCCGACTGAAAACGGTCATAGGCTGCTGGTCGGCCTGCAGTTGGAGGTCTGCCATGGCTACGTCGAGTTCTGCGACGCCGGCGCCGGCCAGATCATCCATGCTGGACATGATGCTGTGCTGGCACAGCCGGGACAGCCATATAACCTCGTCCTTGGTCGCTGCGGCTATGGTCACGTTCCAGGATGATTTCGCGTAGTAGCCCTTGACCACATCCCACGCGATGGTCTTCCCGGTCGTATCGGTTACCGCCACCGACTCCCCGATGGCGTCGCCTATCCACCGGTCCGTGTTCTCCTGCCCGAGAGTAATCCCGATCTGCGGGAACGGGACGTCGGTCATGATAAAACTCAGGGTGACGAATACCTTGCTCCCGCGATCACGAACGTCCTTGGTGAATTCCTTTCTGAGTAGGTACTGGCTGATTTCGGCTTGCTCGGCACTGTCCAGATCGTCAAAAAGATCATCGATCAACGTTTGCGGATCTGCCTGCGCTTCCTGAACCTTTTGTACGAACAGTTTTTGTAGCATCTTGTCGATGTTCGGGAATCCCATTTACACTGCTCCTATGGTGACAATCGCCTCTTGGAGATCGTGTGTTGCCGCCTCCTGGATCATCTGCTCTACTGCGGACCGGCAGAAATTTTCTACCCCTTTGGCGATATGGTGCGCCTGGTATCCCGGGTGGATCCACGACCCTGGGTCTGACTTCTCGCTGACGACGCGGAAGGTCAGGTACGTGCTCTGCTTTGCCTTGGCATAGGTCTTCTCGACCCTGACCATCCCTTCAAACCTGCCGGCCTTGTGCTGATACCCGCTGGTGGGGTTTTTCCCGGGGGCGTACTTGGTTTCCGTCCCGGTCAACCTGCCGCCGTATTTGAGCCTGTTGCCCTGCTGCACCGTCGCTTTCATTTGCCGTGCCTTCTGGTATATGTCCTTCGGCATGGTCTTAAAATTGTTGTTCGGGGCAGAGCTACTGCCCGTGCCGTGGCGGAACGGGATAATGTTGTACCTGCCGTTCTTGCCCACTCTGGCCTTCGGACCGTTCAGGAGCATGGGCTTCATGTCCCATGGGCCGCATCCGTTTTCCAGTTGCTCGGCGATCTTCTTTGTTGCGATTATCCGCTGGGAAACGCTGTTGACGCCCCTGACCTGGTTGCCGAGCACGATATTATCTGCATAAAGCTGGCGCAGACCGATGTTGACCGTGGGGGTGGTAGCCCCCGGCAACTGTATCGCGCCCATGGCCGCCTGTTGCCACGTAGCCTGGACATACTGCGCCGCCTTGATAATGGCCGCATCTATGTTGGGGGCGGTTTGCATCATACCTGCTCCATGAGGTGCTTCTTGCGCAGCATTACCTTAGCGCCGATATCCTCGCCGGAGCTGGTCCTGGTCACCGGGGGCACGAAGGCGATCCACTCGATATAGGCCGTGTACTTGATCACGTACTTGGTGCCGGAGGCGGGCTTTATGCCGGTTTTACCGGTCCAATCCCAGACGATGTTTTTCCCGTCCAGCTTATAGTCCACATCCTGCCGGTAATACTGCTTTACCTGGTCGATACAGTAGATGCCCTTGACGCCCTCATAGTAGAGCGTGTCGCTCGCCCCGGTCCCTCTGACCAGCACATCCCCCTGGCCGTATGGCAAAGGCCAGGTGAAAATGATCTTGTCGCCTTCGCTGACCAGATCGGTCGACTTGGGGGAGAATACGCAGTCTCCCGGCATGAACGCTCCGGTCTCCATCAACTCCCTGCGCTGGCTGATGTCGGTCACCAGGCCGGTGATGATCTGTTCCTCGGCGTAGTACCATCCTCCGTTCTCGTGGAGGGTGCAGTTCGGGTCCGGCTGGCCGTCTGCTCCGTGGCAGAAGCAGCGCATGCCGATCTGGTGCCGGACCGTTTCGCCCTCGTCGTCCACAAACTGGTCTATGGCCTCTACGGGGATGGGCATGTCAGACCACCACGCAGGGCATCCCGCGGTACAGATTGCGGTATTTGGGGATGTTGTCCTTGAGCCATCCCTTGTACTCGGCAATCGTGGTATCGTAGATGCCTTGGGCATTATATGCCGTGCTGCGCGACACTCCGTCCTTGCTGATGCTCTCGTTGGTCATGCCTGATCGGTATGCCTGCTCGGCGGTGATCAGGACGGATATCGAAGCGGCGTAGCCGACCATCTTTATGAGTTCCGCGTGCTTGTCCGTCACGCCGACCAGCAGCTTGTAACGCCAGAAATTGGCGATATATTCCCGGACCCCCCAGAAGTTCATCCCCAAAAAAAATGCGTAAAACATGGCGAACTGGCTGTTGTACGGCAGCACGTCCACGTTGCCGGTCTTCCGGTTGACTGTAAGGGCTCCGGCTTTCAGTTCCAGGGCCTTGGTGTCTCCGAGGTATCCGACCAAGCTATCGACCGCGACGACTTGGTGGTACGGCAAATCGATATGCCATGACATGCCTCGCTGGTTGAAGTCCTTTTCGTAGTAGGCCAGGGAGGTGGCCTTGGCGTCGAAGTATTCCCCTTGGTCCGGTGCCGAATAATACGGATCCGTGGCAATGCGTAATGGCTCCAGCGATACCTTCAGGGCGTCTTCGATCTCCGTCGTCGCCTTTTCGATCTCCGAGCGCAGAAATTCGTCTGTAAGCTCTTGCTGGTCGATCAGGATACCCTCGGCAGCGTTTGCGTCGGGAAGCGCGTAGAAATCGATTTCTGTTTCAACGTAGTTGCCTTTTGCATCGATCAGTATTTCCTCGATGCTGTCCTCGGTGATCGGGGTGGCGACTCCACCGTCCCAGGTCAGGGTTTTGGCCGTAGCATCCCAGGCCAGCGCCTTGACGCCCTTGGTGGTGCTCTTGGACACGTTGGTAATGACCACGCCGGTCACGACTGATGGCTGGCGCTTGGGGGCCATTTTCAGGCCCGCGACCAGGTGAAGGCCCTGGCAGTATGATTTTCGCAGTTCGGCGGCGGTGATCATGGCGACTTTGAATGTTCCCGCCGTCGTCAGGCTCCCCTGCGTAGCCGTTATGCTGTAATCGCCGCGGTTGATATGCGTGATCCCGTTGGCGTCGGTGATGCCGTTCAGGTCAAAAGCTACAACTGCGCCCTTTGCGACGTCGCCGTTGAAAGTCACCGGGAGGGTGGCAATCGGGATCCCCTTCTTTTCGATGGATACCACGACGGATTCAGATACAAGGGCGGTGGCTGGTGTCGGGACTATCCGGGCCTGCACCACCGATCTGGCCGGCTCGAACCGGGAGTATTCTTCCCGGTTGAGCCGTATTTCGATGCCAGTGAGTGCCATTATTCGGCAGGAGCCAATGCAGCTTTGCGGGCGGTGGCGGCGGCCAGGACTGTTTTCCTGGTGTCATCCCCGACCAGGACGTCCACAGCTTCGGCGGTTTCGGCGGCGTTGATCTGCTCGATCAGGACGGTGGCAATGACCTTCACAGTGCTGTCGTCACTGGCGGCGCTGGAATCCGATGCTGATCCGCCATTGACGGTCGGTTTCCAGTAGTTGGGCAGGCCGATTTCCAAGAGGATTTCCGCTTCGTCGTTATCGACCAGGGCCAAACCCACGGCGCCCTTATCCTCGAACGTGATGGTACGCTGCTCGTTGCTCTTGGTGCAGATGTTGACGTCGCCTTTGTGGATGGATGCAATCTCAATCGTTTTTGTGGCCATACTTTCCTCCGGGTGTTTTTTTGATAAAGAGGGGAGTTTGGACTCCCCTCTTTTGCTCACTGTTTGCTATACGCTACTTACGCCGTAGGGTAAGTCCCGCAGTTCTTGTAAATGATCAGGCGCTCGGGGGCTTTGAGCACGCTCACCATGTAGACCAAGAGCAGGAAGGGGAAGATGGTGCCAACCTGCGGCAGCGGCATCTTGATCAGCGGGGTCATCTGGGCAATCGCAATGTCTGCCGGGTTGGGCTTGAACAGGATTGCGATACCGTCGCCGGGTTTACCGTTGACGTCCAGCGGTTTCCATGCGCCCTGGTCGACGAACGTCAGGTTGCCGGCAGCGGTCTGGGCCACCTTAGCAATCCATTTGGCGTCGGAGCCGTCAGCAGCAAGGCCGCGGTAGATACGGTAGCCGGTGGCGCCGGTGGTACGGGTGATCACGATGGTGACCCGCTGGCCTGCGGTGGGGGCTACTGCGGTGCAGACGACCGGCAGCGATTCGCCCACGTCGTTGAAGGCTGCCACCGAGTAGTAGTACGTCCCGGCGAACAGGGTGGAGGCGGCATCTGCCGTTGCTGCCGGCTGGGTGGTGATGGCAGGAATCGCCGGGGAGTTGGCCAGAGCGACTGTTGCCGGTACGCCACCATCGACTTCCTGCAGCAAGATACTGTGGTCAAGCTGCATGGTGCCGAACTCGGTGTCGTACTTATCGATTGCCGTACCGGGGGTATAGACCTGGCCGGTTGCGGTATCCTTGTTCATACGGACCATGTTGGCGGCGGCGAACTGCTTGTTGAGGCCGCTCTTAACGTGGGCAGAACTCAGGCAGATGTAACCATCGACGGAGGGCTGCTTGCCGGTAGTGACCAACGAGAGCGCGGATTCGTCGAGGTTGCTGAATCCCAGAGGCTTGCCCTGCATATCGATCACGTTGGACGATTTCTGCGCCATGAGGGAGGTCAGAAGGCCGTCGAAGTTGACCTCGACGCCGTTGCCGTCCTGGATGGCAGCCTGGCCGAACACCAGCTCGCGCTCGATTTTTTCGAGCAGTTCCAGGGTGCGGTCGCGGTTCTCACGGACGTTCGGGTCTTCAAACACGCCACCGTTCTGGCCGGCCACCAGCATCTGGTGAGTAACGCCGCCCTGGACGCCGAGGTATTTGGTGTAGACGCCGTTACGCGAGAACGTAGAGTTGCGGCCCTGCGGTGCGCCACCTTCAGCGAAGCCTGCGCCACCGGCACGGTTGCTGCCGTATCCGGTGTGCTTGTTGTACTGGTAGTACGCCTGGGCACTCGGGACTTTGGGCAGGTAGTTGTACACCTTGAAGTGCTTCTCGGTGTAGAGGACTTCGGTCATCACCGAGTCCAGGTTTTCGAGCATCAGCGGGCCGGCAGACGAGCCGGAAGCGGCGCCGCTCTGGGTCGAGTAGAGGGCCTTGCGGAGATCTTCTACCCGGTCATCGCCGGTGATTTCCATGCCGGCGCTTTTAAGGATCTGGTCATAAGACAGTACCATGTGCTGTGTTCCTCCTTGTTGGTTCCGGCTAGAAGCCGATTTCTTTTCTTACGTCTTCGGGGAGACGGTTGACATCTCTGTACGTTCCGAACACCGAGAGGTATCCTGCGGCGACCCGGCCTTCATCGACCGCCTTGTTGAGCGCTTCCCGGACCTCGCTGTTGGTCTTCTCGCTCTTTTCGATATGCTCGGCTTCGCCCATTCCCAAAACCGCCTTGTTGGGGATTACCGCGCCGCCAGCCAGGGAATCGATGGACTTCTTGATCCCTTCGAGGCTGTCGGTATCCGGCATGGCTTTGACCAACATCCCGACGACCTGGGCGGTCTTGATCTGGAGGTTCAGGGATGCGGCCAGGGATTTGCGGATCACATCGAGGGCTCCGATGGTGGTGTCCATGCCGTCCTGAACGGATTTCGTCAGGGTGGCGTACATTTCGCTCGCCTTGACCAGCTCTTCGGAGAACGCGGCGCTCTGCTGGGATTTCTCAACGTCGTCGTCCGCGTCCGAGTCGTTTTCCGGCTCCGGTTCTGCGCCCTTGTCATCATCGCTCGCAGTGCTTTTGGCGAGGTCCGCCTGCGCGGCTGCTGCGCCTCCGAGTTCGTCTTCCAGCGATTTGGTGAGCGTGTCGATTTCGCTTTCCTGCTCGCCGGAGACAGACTTCTCGATTGCATCGAGTTCTGCCATTGCCTTTTTCAAGGCCGTCTGATCTTTTACCATCTTGGTTCCTCCTGGTTTTATGTGACGATTCCTGCCTGTTTAACTATTCCGGCGAGGTCAGGGTTGTATGCGGATCCGGTGATAAGTCTCCGCAGGAAGTTGAGGCTCTCGTCCCTGGACGCGCCGCGGCATTTCTGGAGGTGCTCTACTGCCCCCTGCATGCCGTTTATGAATTTCCCGTTGCCATTGCAGCATCCGCAGTTGGTGTCGCCGTACAGCAGGCACGTAATGCCCCTGTCGAGGTTTTCCCGCATGAGCGGGGCGCCATTCGTGGTATCCAGGGCCTTACTGATGTTCTCCCGGTCCTCTTTGGAAACCGGGGCGTGATCACCACAGGAGTGCCCCGGGATAAACAGCGGGCTCTCCGGGTTGCAGCGACCGCAGCAGAGCGACTTTGCGAACAGTTCGACCGTTGCCTCCGGGTTGACCGGCTTGTGCGTGAGCGCGCAATGTTTCACCACGGACTTGACGATCTTCTTTCCCTTGCGTTGCAGCACGCCGCCCTCGACCGAATACGCCAGGCTTCTGGTCCCTGACTTTTTCAGGGCCATACCGAGCGCCCACATCTCGTCGGCAAGGCGCAGTTGCTCGCTGGTCACGTCGCCGGCATCGGTGCTCTTGAGCAGTTCGCTTTCGACCCAGAGCCCCTTGTCGCGGATCTCGGCCTTGATGGGGTAACCGATGATGATCGGCATCTTCGCGCCGCATATGTCGCGGTACTGGTGGTCGTAGTTGATGAATCCGGATTTAAGCAGGGGGGAGAAGTCGATTCCCTTCTGCAGGATCGTCTCGCCGTCCTGATCCATGGATTCGGTCGATGCGTAGCCGCGCACGATGCGGCGGTTCCCGTCTCCGCTCTTGCGTAGCTCCATCTCCACCGGCATTTCGAATAGGACTTGGCTGTCTTCCATCTGCTACCTCGGAACGAAAAAACCCGGAGACGGCACGGTGTTTCGTGCTGTTTCCGGGTTCAGGTGATCGCCATTGGCGAGTCTAAATAACCGCTATTCAGTTGTTATGGCCGGGCCTAAACGCTTTTAAACTCGACCTTCTTTACATCCTTCGGGCTGCAGTGAATGACTATTTGCCCGAACTGTGTCGGCAGCATGCCTTGGTCTGCCATGAACTTCTTGAGCACCCCGAGATCTACCGGGATGCTGTTATTGGACACGAGCCAGTTTTTCTGTGCGAACTTATCCATGTTTTCCTGAAAACGTTCGCACCATTCAACTGCCGATACCGGCTTGCCTTTGAAGCTGTTATCTGTCTCTGCTATTACTTGTGGGATCAGCTTATTACGCTCCAGCTTGCAATTGCTCATTACCACCTCCCCATTGGTTATGTTCATGGTATTGGCGGGTGTAGCGTATGTCAAACTATTTGTCTCCCCGTTACCGTTTCCCGTAGCGCTTCTTGTCCCGCATCTTGCGGTTTGGCTTCTTGTACCCAAGGTATGACCGCTCTATCGTCAGTATCTTGCTTACCTCTTCGTCGGTAACGAATCGCCATCCCTCGGTGGTAAAATAGCGGGCCGGAGAAAATCCGTTTTTGATCATCCTCACCGTGGCGCCATATCCCAGGTCTTCCTCCCAAGCGGCTTCCATCAAGCGTTGCAGTTCCTGCCTGTAGCAGAGGGGGCGCTCCCCCTCCCAGCGTTCGACAAACCGTTTCCATGCGTGCCGGCTTATTTGCGCGTGTGCGAGTGCCTCCATATCAGTCTGCTTTTGCCAGTTCTTCTTTGAGGTCTGCGGTGTCGTCCGGTACCGGGCTCTCCCCGGCCTTGGCCAGCCGCTGGGCGATCCAGATGGGGAAGGTTATAAAGTGGATCCCGTTGTTGACTCCGTCGTTGCCGTCAGAGGTGTGGTGCTCCCTGCACAGGCACATTGCGTTTCGGATATCGTCTACGGTCGTGATCGGCTGGGCCTTGAGCAGACGGCCATACCCGTACACGTCCCATTCCTCGCAAAACTCCTTGAGCTTTGCAAAGTCGATATCATTACTCAGGCTCCACTCGCCGCCGTAGTGGTGGACCTCGATATCCTCCGTGGCTCCGCATACCCAGCATTTGAAATGCCCGTCTGCTTTGAGCCTCTTTTTGGTCCTGCGGAACTCCGCCGATTCGGTACGCTCGCCGTGCTCGGGCACCACCACTATCTCGGTCAGGGTGCGTTTGATCATCTTGCCTGCCATTTTTAATCTCCCATCACTTCGTCGATCCGGTCTGACACCAGGAGGATGCGGTATTCCCGCTCTGCTCTGATCTCGCGGATTTTGTCGGTGCGGTTGCTGGCGACCATAATCAGCGGCATGAGCACCAGGGGGATGTACGTTCCACCGACGAACTGGACGATTTCCAGGGTCTTCGGGAAGATAAAGGGGATGCTCACAAAAATCGTGAACAGGTAAATGCAGGCCATCGTGCCGATCTTCGAGGTCAACCAATCGGCGATCTTGCCCGACAGGCTGCCATCGGTCTGGACCTTGTGCTGCATCAGCGTTTTTCTGATGTCCTTAAGGGTGGTGATATCTGCTTCTCCGTCTACCTGGTTTTCAAAGTCGTCGCATTTTATGCAGTGGGTCGTACATTCGTTGCAGTTCACGGCAACACCTCCTTTGTTTGGTATGCGCTACGCAGCGGGCGTACCAATGCCTTCCGCCAGCAGCCTGGGGTTTGCCCTGGTTGTCATCACCTGGGCCTTGAATTCCTCGAACGGCATGGGCGTTATCTTGCCCAAGAATCTCGGGTCATTGTAGTGCTGTAGGTAGAACTTTTCGGCGTCCTCCTGGCTGGGGAATCCGAGCAGAGCCTTTTCCTCGTCCACTTCGGCGAATTCCGGGGCCTTCATTTGGGTGATGATATAAACGTTGGGGGCCTCCCGGTCCGGCCCGACATAGACGTCGTAATGGTCGCCATCGACGCCGAGCGTACCTTTGACGTACCCATATGGCCGTTTCATCCTGGTCATGCCGTTTTCGCCGTTGTTCGGATCCTCCCACTGCCGGATGCTGCCCATGCGGTTCTCGACGCTCACTTTCAGGCCGTTGAAGTCTATGCGGCCATGGAGGGGGCGGGCCTTGATCAAGAACTCGGGATGTCGAACTGCGGCATCATTTGGGGTCGGTGCCTTTCTTCTGATGAGGTACAGTTCTTCCGATAAAATCACATAGTTGAAGGTGATGTTTTTGCTCTTGCACAAAATTGTGGATTTGGTAATATTGTCTTGGATGGTTGCATGTGGTGCCACGCCCACCCCACGAAGTGCGCCATCCGCGAGCGGGTTCGGCTGGGATTCCCGCTTGATTTTTTTACTTACGTCCTCCCAATCGTATACCGTCAAGAAAGTTCTTTCCCCGACAACCTTTTCTTCCAATGCCACCCGTATTACTTCTCCGTCTGTGAACCTTCCGAGCAGACCATACTCTTTTGCCCCATCTGCCCTGTCTCGAATTTCATCTACGAACGGTGTTGTTTCGAGTGTTGCTTTAACTTTCGGAAGCAATTTGAGCCTTCTTTTTATGCTGGCTTCCGGTATTTCTCGCATGTGCTTGCCAAGCAAATGTGCCAATCCTGTTTCAGTAAATCTGATGGGGGCACCATTAAATGCCGGGCTGTTTATCGGTGTTGGCATCAATTTCAGCCTATAGTATTGCGTCCCTATGCTTTTCGCTTCTTCCATGGTGACATTGTTGCTGTTATATAGGTCGGGGACATTGAGTGGTTTCAGCATTCTGGCAATTTCCATCCCACGACCAATTTTGGTTTCTGCCGTGGGGGAGAGGTAGTTAGGACCGTTTGTTTTCGTGGTGCTACCTGTTGCGAACCTGCCATGTTCGCCATGGTTCGGGTTGCTCTTGCGCAGCAGGTACACGCCTGAACATTCGGCTTTAAACAGGGGGCCTCGGGGCTCACCTGTTTTGCAGTAATAGCACTGTTCATGCGTTATTTTGACTTTGGTTTTTGGGGTTCTGATGCATCGGCAGGTCGTTTCCGACCCACAAGATGGGCAAGTATTCTTTGTGCAGTGATGTTCTACTGCTCCTTCTTTGCCGCAGTCTCCGGTTTCTTCTTTGCCTTCTCCGCCGTTGCTTTTTTCTTGTCGGCTGCGTCCATCTTGTCCGCGTCGGCCAGTGCTTTTTGCAACAGTTTCGACTTGCGGGCATACTTCTGTGCTTCGGTCAGTTCTGCCATATGTCCCTCCCTTGGTTTTCGTGAGTAGGTATAAGCCTGCGGCGCACAATGACTTCCTGACACCTTCATCGGAATGGCTCACCTTGTCAAGCGCCTGCTTTACCACCTGCTGTTTGGTCTTCGGCTTGGCCGGCCCGGAGAACATATCCACCTCTGGGTTCTCCCTGCTGGCGACCTCGTCCTTTATCCCGTTGCTGATCGCCCGGAACACGTTCTCCAGGCGGTTCCTGGATCCGGTGCGGTCGGCCACGGCCAGTATCATGTCCACTGCGAAATCAGTTTTGAATTTCGGCGTGTCTCCGGTGAAATCCAGAGCGCCGGCATTCCGCAGGTTGTGTTCCAGTTCGGCCCGGCTCTCGCTCTGGTGGGCCATGGTGTACTCTATGGCCTCCATCATGTCCGGCACCACATCCAGGTCGTCATGCCCCTGCGTCTGGGCAAAGTCGGGGACGCATGCGTTGAGCGCCTTCATGACGTTCCGTATCTTCGGCTTCGCACTCTCGGCCTGCAATTCGGTCAGCACGGAGCTTCCGTACACCTTCGTAAATACCGCGTTTTGTATCCGCTCGATGCATTTCTTGTTCGGGTCGCCATCGGCGTCACGGAGGCCGGCTGCCTCGTTCTTGCCCAGCTTATCGAGGAATCCGTTGATAAATTCCATGTTGTCGTCGTTGTAGACTTCCCCGTCTTCGTCGACCATGAACTTCTTGAGCAGCGTGTCGTCGATCCTGCTGGCGTCGGTCCATGCCTGTTCTGCCGGCGAGGAACCGAGATTCCCGGTGTCGTTGGCCTCCCGGGCGAACTCTGCCCGGTCCGTGTTCGGATCGTCGTCGTTCCTCACCCTGACCAGCACCGGGTTTTTCATCTTGTCGACGTCTTCCGGTTTCAGGCCAAAATCTGCGGCGTTCTTTTTGATATGCTCCTTGTAGTGATCGGCCAGACCGCGCTGGTACGCCTCGGCCAGCGCGATGGTGCGACCGTTCCCCGACTCCACTGCTCCGTCCTTGCCGACGATGGGGGCGCCGTGGGCGGCCATGCCGGCGCCGGTGAATAGCTCGGGCTTGATGTCGTTCATCATGTTCGCCATCTGCATCTGGCTGGACAGGCGTTCGCGCTCCCTCGGCTGGATTTCCTGGGGGTATGCCTTATTGACGTGCCCCTGGATCGTGTGGCTCGTCGTCAGGTCGTCGGCCTCCACCAGCGCATATTTGCTGTGGACCGGATTCAGTTTGGCGGTATAGGACTTGTCGTCCTTGCCGAAGGTAAACGTCAGCGTCTTCTTGCCCGTGTCGACGCTCTGGACCTCCTTCTTGCCCTGCAGGTTGCCGATGGCCTTGTCCTTGGCGGCGGCATCACCCCCGGCAAAGTGGATGGTATGCTTGTCGCCATCCTTCGACATGATGAGCGTGTGCCCGTCCTTGTCGTATTTGGTGGCGGTCTTGTCCCGGTTGACCTTGTACCCCAGGTGGTTGAGCAGCTTCTCCCGGTAGTCGTCTACCGCCGCCGTGTAGGTGTTCGACCGGGAGGTATTCATGGTGTGCAGTACCGCTGCCGGGTCGTCGCTGGCAAGGGCCGCCTCGCGCATCTTTTTCATGCCCCGTTCTGCGGTTTGAAGGGCGGGGTTGTCCCGGTTCTTGGCCTGGATTTCCTCATGCTCCGGCATGTCTTCCTTCTTGCCGGGCTTGGCCTTTTCGTCCTTCTCGACGGGGTGGACCTCGCGGGCTTTCCATCCCTGGTTCTTGAGGTGCTCTGCCAGTTCGTCGCCGTGCTTGATCGTGGCCCCGGTGTGGATCTCTTCGTGGTGCTCGTTCTGGTGCCGGAGGATGTCCTGGTGCTTCTTGATACGCTTGTCGTCGTGGGCCTGAACGACGCTGCCGTCCTGACGCACATATTGGCGCACATGGGATTTGATCAGCAGGAACCGGTCCATGAGGTCGTACAGCTTGGCCGATCCGACCATGCGGACGCTCTTGTTGATGGTTTTGAGATCCCGCGCTGCTTTGTCCCACGAGGTAAAACGCACCGCCCGGTCATCGAGGTAGGCGTCTGCTATCGGCTTCCCGGGGTTGGTGCCCTCCGGCTGGTCGCTGTTGGTGTTGATCTCGTCGTATGGCACGCCGGCCATGGCGAGGTAATCGCGCAGGGCAGGGGTGTCCTGCCTGGTGGTGAATATGATCACCTTCCATCCATTGGCTTTGAGTTCCGATAGCACATCGGCTGCCGTGAGACCGGTACCGGGATCTTTGATCGGCGCCCCGAATATATCGGCTCCTTGGAAACCCTGCGAGTAGTCCGCTATGACGCCGTCAAAATCCACGCAAACGGTATTCTGGCTCTCGGCCTTGCGGAGCGTTTCGAGCGCTTTCATGCTTTTGAGAAATCCGCGGAGTTCCTGTGCGCCCTTGGTGCGGGCCAGTTGCCCCAGCGCGGTCTTCATCCGGGTCTGTACCTGCTCCTTGTCCCAGGCATCGCCGTCCGGTGCCGGTATCCGCTTCCGGTTCAGAGCCGCGGCAATATCCGACTCCTTGTATCCGTGCTCGAAGTTTCCGAGGCCGAATTTCATTTTGACTATCGCTTCGGCGATGGGGTCGTCCATGCGCTTCAGTTGGCGGAGGATGCCGGTTTCCAGTTGGGCCTTGTCGGAGGCCGTCGCCTGCTCTCCCTTTTTCTCGACTACGGCGCCGGAGAGTCCCTGCATCCCGCTCTCGAAGTCGTCCTCTGCTCCCGAGTCATAGGAGTTCTCGTTCTGCTGGCGCTCCTTGTTATCCATGAGGTGGCGCAGGGCCGCCGTCTTGCCGGCGCGGGTCATGGATAGGAGTATCCGGCTCTCTTTGCTCTTGCCTTCAAGGTTTGCCTTGAGTTCGTCGAGGTCCGCCTGGGGGGCCTTGCTGGTTTCGGTGCGGTAGGAGTTCATGGCCGCCGTGATATATTCGCTGTAGAGCTCGTTGGCGTCAGGATCGTCGTTGTGCAGGACGCCGTTGGCCTCTACAAAGTGGGGGTTGAATCCGTTTGTGCCCGCCAGATGCGACAGGACCGCCCGCATGCGCTTAACAAAGGCGGGGTGCTGTAGTACCTCGGCCTCAGACAGTTGTGCCCTCTGCTGGCCGATTTCGGCCCTGCGTTTGCTCTCGTCGGCGCTGATGGTGCTGCCGCCTCCCGAGGTCGTCTCCCGGATATTGCTTTTGGCCGATTCTGCCTGGTGCTCGTCGGGGGTCCATATGTGATCACGGTGCGCCGATATCTTGGGCGGGTGGAACACGTATCCTTCCCTGTTCGGCTGGATAACAAAGCCGGCCTCGTGGCTGCCGCTGACGATGGTGCCCTTTTTTTTGCGCGGTTGACCCGGCATCCGGTAGTAGACCTTCTGCCCGTGGTGGAGGTCTTCCCCATCACCGCCCCTGACCGTTACTTTCGCCATGGTGGGTTTCACCTGCACGGCGGCGCCCGATGCGGTATGTCTGGTATATCCCTGTCTCGCCCTGGTTTCTTCATGGGTAGGGGTCCAGTCGAAAAGCGACATTTGGGATTTGGTTAAAATTCTCTTAATCAGTGAGATCATTCTTGCCCCCGGAAAGGTAGTTGCGCTAAGTATATGGCATGGTGTAGCGCATATCAAACACTTTGCCGCATCATTCTGGCCGGGCATCTTGTCTCATCCGTAGTCATTCTACCCTTGGAGGATATTGCAATGAGAAACCGGATCGACTATTTCGCCAACCTGATCAGCATCATCGGCTCGCATTCGTCGAAGACCGTGGGCCGCGTCGACCCGACATGCGTTGACACCTATGTGGGCTACCTGACTTTGGGCCAGGGCTTTGAAACTCCCGAGGCAGGTAAACACGAAGGCGAAAAATGCGTGGATTGCGGATCCGTCGTAAAAGACGACCGGTGTTTCTGCACCGATTATGGTTTTGCGCTGCCGAACAATTACGAGGTCACCATCACCATCCCCTGCTGGGTTACGGAGGTAAGGATTAAGGCCCGCACTGGCGAGGAATATCTGTTTATCTGGGATAACGAGAGCCGGTGGTGCTCCGGTAATGCCGACCTCGCCGAGAAGATGTTGGATACCTTTCTGTCTTGTGCTGATGTCATCGACCGGGACAAGTTTTTGGCCGACCCGACCGAAGGGGAGCCCGATTTCGACCGCATCTTTTGATTATTCTGGCCGGTGGGGGCGGCGTTATTGCATTTTTCGGGACTTTGGGAACCCCTGAAATAGTTCATCCTGTGTTACGCTAAAAAATTTTATTTGGAGGTAAATCATGAAATTACCGTTGTCCTTTACTCGTGGCGATGCTACGGGCTCCGTGCTGCTTAAATCGCCCATGGTGCTGGATGCCGATGGGAAGCGCGTTGTTGCAATCGCCTGGTCGCCGGCGCTTACTGGCTGCCCGGTGGAAGGCCTCGACCAGGTGGCTGCTGGCTTCGCTGCGTATCCCGAACTGCTGGACGCCCTGCATGCAGTGCTGGCTCCATTCCGGCTGTTGGCGGAACGGTTGCCTGACGAGCAAAAGCCGGATGCACAAGCTCGTATCGATAAGGCTCTTGCCGCCATAGCGAAAGCGGGGGGAGGGCGGCCATGAGCAAACACATCAGGGGTCCGTGGAGGATTATACGCAGGGGAAACCAGATGGGAACCCGGTCCATTACCGTTGCAGATGCCAAAACCGCCCCCGTGGTTACATACCGAGGACCATCACCAGAGCAAGAAGCCTACGCCGCACTAATCTCCGTCGCCCCAGAACTGTTGGATGTGTTGGAACTTCTCACCGACTGCATGGTGGAGCGTTACGCGCACCAGCCGAGCCTTGGAGACAAATGTGCTTGTAAAACGTGCTCTCTGCAAAAAGCTAAACCCTTAATTGCAAGGGCGAAAGGTGAACATCCATGACCCCAAAGCCCTGGAAAAATGCTCGCATGTGGCGGCAGGAAGGCTACAAGACGCTCTTTAAAAACGGTGCTGTCCTGCTGCTGCCTCCTGGCGGCGACTTCGTTTATCGGCGGGCTATCGACTCCGGCGCCTGGATGGATATTCCCGATCTTTCCCGGTGGGAGCGGGTGCCGGTCGCTGATCTTCCGCATGATGTCCGTCTTCAGGTGGCTATGTCCTTGATGAATTGCTACTGTGACCGTGGCATCGGGCTGTGTGATTTCTGCGCTGGCGTCCGTTCGCATGCCTAGCTTGTAGCGTATATCAAACAATGGAGGATATGCCTCGTGTTCGACAATAAAAATTTTTACCCGACGCCCCCGGCGCTGGTGTCAAAGATGGTCAGCAAAATAAAGGGTCATCCCGTGAAAGTTTTGGAGCCGTCTGCCGGCAAGGGTGATCTGATCAATGGGCTCAAAGACTCGTTCAAGTACAGCAACAGCCGGTTTGAGGTTTCCGCCATCGAGATCGACCCGATCCTGCAGGCGGCGCTTCGGGGGAACGACGTCAAGGTGATTGATTCCGATTTCATGGGGTTCGCCGGTCCCGATAAATTTGACCTGATTATCGCAAATCCTCCGTTCGACGACGGCGATCTGCATCTGCTGAAAGCGCTCGATATCATGTATCGCGGGCAGATCATCTTCCTGCTGAATGCCGAGACCCTGCGTAATCCGCACACCAATAATCGGAAGCTGCTTGTGCGGCGCCTGGAAGAGCTTGGGGCGGAGATCGAGTTCATCCATGGGGCCTTTGCCAGCGCCGAGCGGAAAACCAACGTGGAGGTGGCCCTGGTCAATGTCGTGATTACCCGGAATGTCGAAGATGATCTATTCGCTGGCTGCGACGATCATGCGGCCCGGGCGTATCAGACCGTCAGCGATAAAAATGAGGTTTCCACCGGTCGGAGTATCCCCGAGCTTGTGGCGGAGTACAACGAGGTCGTGAGCCTGGGGACCGAGACCATCCTGGCGTACTACAAAAATTATCGGAAGATTGGGAAGTATCTGGGCCTCAATAAAGAATCCGACAGCTACTCCTATTCTGGCGATGATCTGACCGGCAAGATGCAGGGCACGCTCAATGCCTTATTGGTTGCTGTCCGCACCGACTTCTGGCGCCGGACACTGGAGCTTAAGGACTTCAAGGCCCGGCTCACGTCTGCGAAACGGCAGGAGTTCGAGCACTCCTTGTCCGAGCACTGCCACATGGATTTTACCGAGAGCAACATCCGGCAGTTCGGGCTCAATCTGATCGGAAGCGCCGAAAAAACGCTGACCGAGGCCGTTCTGGATATCTTCGATATGTTCACGGTCCGGCATTGCTGGGATGATGGGCTTTACGAGAAAAACATCCACTATTTCAATGGGTGGAAAACCAATAAGGCATTCAAGGTCGGCAAGCGGGTGGTGGTTCCGGTGCGGGCCAGCTACGGCTCGCCATTTGTTGGCTATTCTGGTTGGGATCTCAACTATGGGGCGGCGGACTTCTTGGACGATATCGATAAAGTTATGAATTATTTTGATGGTGGCGTTCCTTATCATCCGATGTCTGATGCGATCAAAAATGCCTTTTCTCGCGGTGAATCGTCCGGCATTCAAAGTACATATTTCAGGATCACTTGCCATAAGAAGGGCACCGTTCATCTCACGTTCCGTGACGATGATATCCTGCGCCGGTTCAACGTCGTGGCTTGCCGCGGCAAGGGCTGGTTGCCGGGCGACTTCGGGGCGCGGCCATATCGGCAGTTGACCGTTCCCGAGCGGGCCGTGGTGGATTCCTTCGAGGGGGAGAAGGCCTACGACGCCAATCTGCAGGTGGCTTTGTTCGGAGGCTCGGCCATGCCGATGCTGGAATTGTTCGCGTGATCATTCTGATCGTCAGTCTTGTCTCTGGTGTTGACCATATTTTTAAATCCAAAAGGAGGTTGTTTGATATGCATGTGACTGAAAAAGAAGCCCGAGAGAAGCAGTGCCCTATGAATAGGCAAAGTTCTAGCTGTCTCGGCCCATCGTGCATGTGCTGGAACTGGGTATTTGCTCCTGTCCTCACAAAGCTGGTATATAAGAGCGAGCAGGATTTTGCCCTTGCTGGCGTGGAAAAGCCGGACTTCTCCGATGGTAAATGGGCAGTTGCCACAGGTGATGAGCATGAGGCGGCGTGGCATAAATATATTGAACAATGCCGGAATTTGTCGCTCAATTTTGTGATCCCTGTTGGTTGGACAGCCTCTGGTGTGCCCACATTCGATGATACCGAGGAACCTTTTTGGTTTTTGGACCTGAAAAGGGATTTTGACCCGAATGCAATAGGCTACTGCGGGCTCGCGGGGGGTGCGCTCTAGCTATTGGCCTATTATTCTCTTGACCGTTTATCATTCGTTTGGAGGTTTCTAATGCCTAAGTTTTTGAACCATTATACCCACTGTGGCCGAATCTGGAGCGATCTGTGGGATTCAAAATGCAATGATCGGTGCCCGGTGTGTAGAGCCGAGATCGAGCCACATGCTTCCGATAAAGTCGATGATACAGAAGCCGCCGCCGTGGATGTCACAAAGGTTTTGTTGTCTGCTGCCGACGAGGCCGAGACCGCCTTGGCGGTGGTTCAGCTTTGCGACGATCTGACGCCCCAGGCCCGCTCCTGTGCAAATGGCGCACGGCGCCAGCTTCAGGATGCTATTGCCCTGGCGAAGCCCGGCAGCGTGTTTGCCGAGGCGGTAACGGAGGCCCGGAAGGCGGAACACGACGAGCTTGTATCGGCGCTAAAATCCTGCATTCTCGTTCTGGCGGGCATTGATATGACCAAGAGCAGTTTGGTCCGGGCGCTTGAAAATGGCCGCGACATTCTGGAAAAGGTGGGAGGCTCAGTTGAAGACCACACTCCGTCAGCTTGAATCGTTGTGCTCTGGGCTCAATACCGGCGTGCTGAAAAGTACGCCTTACGGGTTGGGGGTGGTGCGCTACCGCGACGTGATCGCTGTCATAAAAAAGGCCCGCTCTCCGGTGGCTCTGGCCGGTAAGGTGACGCTGTTCATCGGATCCCCCCGCGAGTGCCAGACGTTCCTGCTCGCGGTGGATGGCTATTTGAGGTGGTTCTGTGAGGTGCCAGATGCAAGTTGATGCCCTGGACCCTTACGAGAACGTCGATGCTTATGTCCGCGAGTGCTGGTGCTGCGGCCATCCCCTGGCGCACGACGACGATCACTTGGAGGTGTGCCCTACCTGCGGCCATGGTCGGCTGGTCCCTTATGGGAGCCGGTTCGTAGGGCGAAAAACCGTAATATCCCCATAGACACGGGGAGTTCCCCTTGATATAATTGCGGCATATGACCCTGGAGGGTTCTATGCCGCTTATTTGTCCCAACTGTTCCTACCTGCCTGACGAGTCGGATGCTTTCTGCCCGGCCTGCGGCCATGACTTCGTGGATCTGCCGGCTGCCGGAGATATTGCCGGCGACCAGGATCCGGTTCACGGCCTGGTCGTCGACCGGTTCAAGGTCAACTGTATTGCCTACGGCGAGCGCCTTTCTTTCGATCCCACTATGGATGCTGTTGTCTCGCGCTTTTTATGCGGTCGGTTCCCGGGCCGTATCGATTGTGTGGGTTGCCCTGTCTGCCCAGCCTGCGGTGAGGTCCACTGTACCTGCGGAATGGTGGGTATCTCCATCAGCGTGAAAACGAAAGGCGCCGTTATCGAGACGACGCCTTTGCGGGGTAGGGTGGGGGAGTCACGGCTCCATATCTCTGGGCCGCGGTAGTGCTTACTTCTTCTGGCTTGCGATGATCCTCTTTTGCTTATCGGTAAGCCACGGCTCGTATCCCGTCGCAGCATAAACGCCCTGGCACTGACACCATGGGTGAACTAGCCCCACAACTGCCTTAAGTGCCGGTACACCGTCGTTTCTCCCCCCTGGCTGCACCTGGCCGCCCTTGACTGGGTGCGGCTTCCTTCCAATGTTCGTCCCATTGTTGATCATGTCCGAAAGCCGGAATAAGCGAGGTGTTTTTCCGTCCGGGAGCAGGTAGAGGTACTTGCACTGTGGGCATGCGGTCGGCAGCGGCATCTTGTAGACCAGCTTGTCCACGTCGCCGTCCTGCAGCAGCGCGTGGGCCTGCCCCTGGCGCTGGGCGTCGGTGATCTCGTAGAATGCGACCCGATCCCAATCCCGCGACTTGTCCTCCATGGCCTGGTGCAGTTCGCTTTTGAACTGCTGCCATGTCTCGACGTACTTCTGCGGTATCTGTTCTCCCGCCTCTCGCTTCGCCTCTTCGTCCAGGACGGTCCGTTTCAGCGTGCGGCTGTGGTAGTCCACCGCCATCTGCCTGATCGTCTCGTTGCGCTTCTGGATCGCTATCTGGCCTATTTTCGTTGCGAGGTCCGATGCGTTGTCGGTGATATACGCCGCCGTCTGCTGCTCGGCGATGGCTATCGCTTCCAGGTCCGGCTTCTTGAGCGGCATGTTGAGCGCCAGTTGCATGACCTCGTCGAGGGTGGCGCCCTTGTCTACGGCCTCGTATAGCCTGCCGGCGATGAATGCGTTCTTGAGCAGGTGCATCTCCGGGGGGATGCTCATGGTGAACGTCTCGGCGGTGACATGCTCGGGAACGAGCCCCATCTGCTTCCAACGTTCGAGTTGCTGCGGGTCGGGGTGGTAGTCCTCTGATTGAAATTGGGCCGCCACGTATGCGTATCGGTCCTGTATCATCTGGGTCAGTTGCTGGATCTGGTCTTTGGTCATGGTGTGCCTTCGAGTGGCTTCAAAATGTACCAGCAGCGCAGGTCGCCCGACTCCAAAACGTTCATGCCTTGCCAGCGCTTGTTCGGGTTCGGATCGTGGACGACGAGCCCATTGCAATCGATCACGACGGCATGCGTGGTGTCTTTGAACGTCTTGCTGGGGACCACTCCATAGAAATATCCGTTGATGCTGTCTGCCGGGTCAAGCTCTGGGGCTCTCGTGTATACCCACGTCCCGTCTGGACGCTTTGCTTTGGACGGTGTGGAGGGGCAGCCGAGATATTCGTACCCGATCCCATGCAGAAAATGCCACAGGACGTTGAACCATCCTTTGTCCGGGTACTTCCTAAAGTTCGGGACTTGGTCTATATCGAGGTCGAACAAAGAGGCGATTGCCGCCCTCTGGCAGTCGCCTTTGCCGTGATCGACTATCTCCTGGTTCACTGGGGTCATGCTGCTTCCCCTTGCTGCCGGGGCCGGTCGCTCCCGCTGATCATCTCCGCATACCGCTCGCAGTCATCGGCGGCTCGCTGGAACTCGCGGCACATCATCTCGTACAACTGCCTGACCGCCACCTGGCGCGGGACTTTCGGCGTCTCGTCGCAGGTGGCGGTCTTCCGCAGGGCCTTTTGCAGTTCCTCTCCGATCCCCTCGGATTCGGCCAGCGCGGACAGCGACTTGGTCAGTTCCTCGGGGGAGAGGTTATGCCGGATGGTAGCTTTCACTCTCTGGCGGCCTTTCTATTCCAAAATGGTGCCGGCAGCAGCTATCGCTTCGTCTGTCGCCTTTTTAAGATCGTCATCCGATCCGGAACTTTTTTTGAAATGATTGGGGTCGCTTACGGTCCCAACGGTGTCAGGGGCCTTTTTGTGTTCCAGCGGCCCGTTACCTCTAGCTTTGTCGCGGTCCCATATGTCTTTTATCTCGTCGTGGGAGTACCCTTTGCTTTTGAGGTGCTGGTGGTCGCTTTCAGACCAATTGGGGTGTTTTTTCAGGTCGGCGAGTGTGGTCTTCCCGCCCCGGCCTGTGTCTTCTTTTGCCGGCTTGGCCTTCTTATCGTGCTCTGCTGCCTTTGCTTCGTGATCGGCTTTGCCTTCCGAGTCGTAGTCCAGCTTGGCGGCTTCCCGGTGGGCCTCTGCGGCGGCCTTGTGGTCTTCAGGCTTTCCGCTGCGTTTGGCTTTCTCGCTGGCGGCGTATGCCTTGTCGTTGGCCTTGGTGGCCACCCCGGCAATATCGACGGCTTTGCTGCCGTGCTCCTTGGCTTTATCCTTGTGGAAGTTGCTCGATTCAATGTGCTCATCAAAATGCTCACTACCGAACCCGCTCTGGTTCGCGGCATGACTGTGGGCATCCTGCGCCCTACGGTGCTGCTCTGCGGCCAGCAAGTGGATACTTGCCCCGTGGTTAAGGGAATGGGCATTGTGCTCGGTCTTGTGCTGGTCGGCGATCTTGCCGATGTGTTCGGCCATATCCGACTGTGCCTTGGCGTTGTGCTCCGCGTCCTTCCGGTTGAAAGTCCCTGCCGATTGCCCGGCCCCCAGGTGTACGCTGGCCTTGTAGTAGTGGTCGCGCATGGCCTCCCCGTCGCCGGCGCGGTGCGCGGCCTCCATGGCGTCGATATGCTTCTTGGCTGCGTCGTGGTGGAGCGCCTGCAGCTTCTTCATATCGGGTTTTCCCCAATTCATGCCAGCCTGGTGCTTGTCGGCAGCGGCGCTCGCTTTCTCTGCGTCCTGGCGCTTGTTGTCATACTCCTTCGCGGAATCTGCCTTGCCCTTGTGGTGCTCGTCGGCTTCTTCCTTCGAGTCAGCATGGACGTTGGCATGATGGTCGAGCCACACCCTATGCCCGTCATCGGCCTCAAACTCGCGGACCGGCCTGCCGTCGTGATTCGACGTGCCTTCTTTACCAGTGCTCTGGTATTCCTTTCCGTTGTGGTTGAACGATGTTGCTTTCTCCGGGGCTTTGTCGTTCATGCCTGTTGCCTGGCCAATAATGTTCGGGTTCCGGCTGTCGTCATGCTCTTTGACCTGCACCGTTGCGCCGGACGCGGTGGTTCTGGTGTACGCCTTGACATGCGACTTCTGCAGGAGGCTGGTGGCGGCTGCCGTGGTTTCGGCAATGGCTTTGTTGAGGTCGTCGACTTCTTTCACTGGTGTTCTCCTTCCAATATGGGGTGATTACTGTAAGCCTGTTCCGTTGAATGATCGCTATAGCTGGTCGTCGAGGCTGATCTGGAGAAACTTGGTCTTTCGCCGCGCTCCCCTGCGGGACTTCCGCAGTGCCTTGTAATACTGATCGCTGCCGTCGTCCTGCTGGTCCTGGTCTTGTTGATCGTCGCCCTGATCTTGCTGGTCGTCATACTGGCCGTCGTCGCCCTGGTCCTGCCCTTGCTGACCGGCCATGCTGAATGTGTTAATGTAGTTCGGGATCGCGACGTCTGCCGGGTAGTTCCAGGGGTTCTTGTCGTACAGTTCCTTCTGCGGATCCCCCTCCTGCAGCTTGTTGTACTGCTCCGGTGGCAGCCAGAAACCAATCGGGGATTTCCCTTCTTCGGAGCGCGCCTCATTTCTGGTGTCCCACTTGGAGACCCGGGCGGTGCGGATATCGACCGCCGCCTTTTCGTCTTCCGGGTTCAGGCCAACCAATATCAGCTTCAGGTCGTCATAGCGAGGGTGAATAATGCAGTCGGTGAACCACTCGCACATATCCGTCAGCGACGGTATCAGGCCATGCTCCTTGCTGAATTCAATCTCGCTGGCCGGGTTGGCGCCGAACAGGTTGCCTCCCCCGTTGCCGCTGTCCATTTCCAGGTTCAGGGTGCTGGGGTGGGCGCCGTATGCCGCTGCCTTGAGCATGATGGCCAGGCGGATCATCTGGTCGAACAGCATGTCTTTTGGCGACTCGCGCAGTTTCACGCTCTCGATCTTGAAGTTATCGATATCGCCGGCAGGGATTACCGGCAGCCGCCAGTTGTTGCCGACGCCCCCGGCTTCCGCGAGTAGCTGCTGCTTGAATGCTTGGAGCCCTTCCTTGTCGTAGTCGCCGGCGACGGTCAGCACCTGCTCGGGGTAATTGGTCTTGAACATCTCCCGGTTGTAGGTCCAGGCCATGAGCAGGGTGGTGGTAATGTCCAGCGAGAGTTCCAAGCGGGACTCGCCGTATCCGAACCGGTTCATCTGGTCGCTGGGGTTGCTGATGTGGACGCTGATCTCGTCGTCGGTGAATGCCGCCGTGATCATCCCGTCGATCATCTGGACGTATGCCGCATTGGCGATATCGAAGCCGGTTGCCAGCGACATTTTGTCGATGGTGTCCTTGGTGATCTTGCCGTCCTTCTCGTTCTTCTGCGCCCAGGCCCGCACCGACTCGTCGACGTTCTTGATGCTCTCGCCCGGGAGCCAGTGGAAGGCGGCATACCCCTGGCCGTCGCGGCGCTTGTACCGGAGGATGCATTTGCGGTCGATGATCAGTTCCGCCCGGGTGAGTACCGAGACGAGGTCTTTGAGGTTGGTGTGCGGCCTGACGTTGTGCGGGTATAGGTAGATGAATTCGGCGGGCGTCGGGTTGCCGAGCAGCTTCTCCATCTCCGCGCAGCGCTCTTTGTCGTTCTTCGTGACCTTGTAGTCTGGATCGTCCTGCCGCTCGTGGACCACTCGAAAGCCGATATCCTTGTTCTTGCCGTCGTTGGCTTTCTGCCAGATGCGTTTCTGCTGGTCTATCCTGGCGCGGATCAGGATGGCATCGACAAACGACCGCTTGGCCGACTCGTACAGGATGGCGAAGCTCGGGGTGCCTGCGGGCTTCTCCCGGGCGCCGTAGGCCACCATGTTCTGGGCGAGGGCGAACTTGGAGAAGAAAGCGGCCTTGTTCTCTTCGACGCGCATCTTCTTGGCTTCGGCCTTTATGAGTGATTCTGCGGAACGGGACGGGACCAGGAGACCTGCCGGAGTTTCGACGGCGTCCTCCATGAACGACTTGGGGAGATTAATCATTGTATCCCTCTTAAATACAAAAACCCGGAGACGGCACGTTGTTTCGTGCTATTTCCGGGTTTAGGTGATCGTGGTGGCGAGTCTAAATAACCGAGGTATTGAGTTTTGCTCTATAATAGCCCTATTATGTAGCGCATATCAAACAGTTTGATTATGCGGAGGCTTCCGGCTCGTATGGGATCTCTTCCGGCCTCGTCTTCTTGTTGTTGTTGGGGTAGTGCAGGATTGGCCCATCTACCTTGAGCCCGTGCTGTATGGCTTCGGCCAGCGCCTCCTTGACCTCTGCAAGCGCTGTCTGGAAGCTTCTCCGGTTGTATGGCTTGCCGTACCAGACCATGAACGTCTGTTTCTGCCTCCCTGTGGCGGTCGCTTCTACTCGTGGCATATTCCTTTGTCCTTTTTGGTGTCTTCTAGTTCCAGAAGCTCATTTCGTTCGTTACCGCATCGTGCGGAGAGTCGTCGCGCCAATCGGGGTTGTATTTTACCTCACGGCCTGCAGCCCACCAGCAGAATCGCCTGCTCTTACCAGTGCGACGCGCCATGTCTCTCATGTATCTGATTTTCCAGATCAGCTTCTTCAACTTTTCCTCCTGGGTAATCCATAGGTCTTTTTTAAGCAACCGCCAGTATTCATGGCCGTTGACGACAAAATGTTGTCCTTTTTGCTTCCTTTTTTTACTTACGCCTTTATGGCGCTATTTGCAACGGTGCCCAGCGGGTAATGCTGGAAATAATATTAATAATATCAACACTCTTTGAGTTTTTGGCAAAAAATTGCTCGGGCGCTCAGACGTCCTCCAGGTGGTATTTGGCCTTTATTTCCTCGAAGCCTTCGGCATACGATGCTGCGTCGAACATGATTATGAAGCAGTCCCGCGCCGCCTCCTGCTGCGCCTTGTGGTGTTTATCTGTCTCGAACAACTCGGCTCTGGCCCGCTGCACATTCACTTCCCGGACCAGAGCGTCCCGTTCCTTGACCAGTTGCTCGTAGACGGGGATTCTGTCTACCGGCAAATCAGGGCGTTGGCGTAAAAAGGCCAGCCTATTCTTGAGGTCATTGTGGTTGGCTTTCCAGTGGTCCCGTTCTTTGGTCAGTTCTGCCACCTTGGTGCGGAGACTAGCTGTATCGATTATTGATTCGCGGTATGCTTCCTCTACCACAAGCAATCGCTTTAACTCTATCTCCAGGGCGCGGAGGCGGTCGATCTCGGTTGGATCGGCTGGTGCATGGTTCAATTCTGGGCATGGCCACTTGACGCAGCTATCGCAATCAATTGGGCATTCGTCTACGCTCATCCCTGTACCTCCTGCGGTTTGCTGTCCGCCATCACCAGGATGCGAACGTGCTGTCCGTCGAATTGCACCAATTTGGCCCAATCTGCGGGTAATACGCCTATGTGCCCATAATTGCAGCCGTGGCCTTCTACCTCCACCCCTGACCGGTAGCGGAATAGTTCGGATTCTGCGGCAAGTTTGCCCTTGTAATTACATTCATTTGCTCCCTGCGTTTTGGCTAACATCTCTCTCAAATGCTTAATCATTTCATTGGCTTGCTCGTTTGATTTTAGTAGTTCCCCTTCCAGCCGTTTTACCTCGGCCTCCACCGCTGCATTGTCGTGGTAGTAGGTACGGCTAGCGAGCCGGGTTTTGAGGGCGGCATTCTCGGCTTCCAGAGTGGCGTTATTTTGCTGCAGTTGCTTCGTCTTTTTGCTCTCCCGGTAAAAGGAATCTTGGAATGACTGGCATCCTGTTTTGAGAGTAGCGTTCTCGGTTTGCATGGCGGAAAAACTATTACCGCGATCTACCGCCTGTATCCGGTTGCATTCAGCGTCCAATTCTGCCGCATTGAGGGCCGCGAGGAGATCCCGGATATGGCTAGCCATATTTTCTCGCCCAATACTATCAAGAATTTTGATATCTACCCTTGCTCTTTCCTTCAACTCTTCGTTATTACTCATGGGGTTCCTCCGAAGTTTTATCTGCCATCACCAGCACGCAGACGCGCTGGTCATCATCCATCCAGTTGCGCAAACAAGTAACAACAAGCTTGATGGAGCTTTATCTTCCGCTGTTTTCATTTTTTCATCCATCTCCGATCCTCCTTTGTATTGGTGTGTTCTACCAAAGGCCCCCGGCCAGAATGATGCCTGCGGCTACTTCCTGCGGGATCTCTTCCGCTCCCTCCGCTTCATCTTCCAGTTCTTGCGCTGCTTCCGTGGGAGTCCGGTCGGGGCAGGCTTCCAGCATTCTTTGGGATCCGCGAACTGCTCGGGTGGGTCATATGAAGGGCGTATTATGACCTCTGCTGGCTCAATACCGGCATTGGCGATCATGCTGCGGGCGATCATGCTGCGGGCGATCATCTGCGCTCTGCCGTATCCATCGTCCACAATCAATATCGTTGTCATGGCTTTACTCCCTGGTGCTGGTTTTCAGCGGCTCGTAAATCATCGGCAGGACTCCCCGAAGGTGCAGCCGGCGCAGAGCGCTTGCCATCATGGCGTATTCTGCCCGCAGGTTGCTTTCGTGCTGGAATTCAAGCCCGCTGTATCCCCATGCGTTCCCTTTTGGCCCCACTACCTGCCGCGGCTTACCCTTCTCGTTTACCCATATTAGGCCCCACCGGGCCGGGAGGTCTTCTCGCCTGATGACGCCCTCGGGGCAGAGAAACAGGCGGAATGTCCCGACGCCCAAGCGTGGGTTGCGACGAAATATCTTCTTTTTGTCGGCCAGAAAGTCCGACCGGCTGGTCTTGCATTCGATCAGTATTGAGTGCCCGTCACGGAATCCTAATGCGTCGGGGATCTCGTCGGTGCCCATCGTCACTAGTTCGGTAAATGCGAACGAGCACTTGCGTGTTCCGAGCAGCCACTTTTCTGCGATCTTGACCAACTCCTTGTGCGTCACCATCCCCCCCTTTTGTCCCTGCTGAATTCGTTCTGCACGAGCGCCTGGCTGATGTATCCGGCCAGGGTAGCGTCGATAGGCTTTCCGGCCCTGGCAGTCCCGATGGTCCGCTCCGACACGCCCGATATCAGCGATAGTTCTGTTTTTGTCGCCCTTTTGAGCCGCATTACTGTTTTCAGCAGCGGCAATGTGGTCATATTGTCCCAGCGCATGGCGGTTCCTTGGGGGTTCTCGCGTGCTGCAGGTAGCTCGCATGGCTTCTGTATGTTGCTGCCATATTTTCATAATGGTTTTGCAGGACGCGCAACGCTCTGGCCAGTGTGTCGTCCACTGCTGTTGCCAGCCATGGGGCTCTTTTACCGTAACCAGCGCTTTTGACCTCGTATCGGACCCTCCCATCTCGTTCTCTCCGTTCAACCTGCAATGTTGACAGTCGATTGAATCCGCTTGATTGGACGCCTGTGGCGCAGAGATAAATTTCAGGGTTGCCCGATTTGTGAATGGTCCAGTCGTATCCCGGCATAATTTTCACAAGTTCTTTTCTGAACTCTGCTTGCGACATTGTCGTCTCCTGTTCGTATTTAGGGGTATCCGTAAAAAGTCGTTGGTAGTGATTACTCCCTTTTGGGTTATCGACCCTTCTGCGGGGCAGTCTGGGTATGTACATCCGGCGTCACAATGTTGGCATGTTTGCCCATTTACGATTGGGATACATTTCTTGTGTGCTCGGCCTCCTGCCCCAACTGATCGAGCACCGCCCCTACCACAAATAACGCAGATATTATCCGCTGATTTTCCTGTCCCGTATTTCATTCTGGTTCCCAATGAAGCATTAAAGTGTGTAATTCATTTGTGTAGTTTTTTGATCATCAACGACTTTTTACGGATACCCGTATTTAGCGGGGGCCGGTCGCTACTCCGGCTATGTCTGGCCTCACTGCCAGACGACGTTCCCATGCTTGACTGCTATATCGCAGGTCTTATTGCCGTTGCCTTTTGATGTGAGCCCCGCTGCGTGTCCGCTCCCACGCCGCCCCGCTGTCAATCATTTTTTTGTGGCAGATCTGCCACTCTGCCACTCGGTCTGCCTACTGCATTTTGAACGGTGCGACGACGATCCGTTGTTCTACGTACACGGGCCGCACCTTGCCGCCGTGGGGATCCTTCAGCATGACCCATGTGCCCTCGGCAGATGCCGGAGAAAATAGCCCGTTGGGGTCGGCCTGGGGCAAGATGGCGTAGCTGCCGCTCTGGTAGGTATTCTTCTCAGCGATCTTCTGCGGGTTTGTGTACTGCGTCGCTGCGGGGATGCCGTACCCGATGGACTCACCCAGGTACACCAGCTTGCCGGTCATCTCGGCCACGATGTAGGTGTATGTCACCAGGCCGTCCTGGTCGCGCAGTTCGTAGATGTCCTTGAGCAGCTTCTTCTCGCGGAAATTCTTGATTGCCGGCATGCCGGTCTGCGCGGAGCCTTCCTGCAGGATGCGCTCCTGCTGCTGTTGCTGCGTGTTGTCGCTGCTCTGCGTGCTCTCCACCTTGCAGCCCGCCATGAAAACCACCATCATCATCACCATAAAAATCTTGTACACGGTCCTACCTCCTATCTGAGTTTGAGCACTTTCCCGTCTCCGACGGGTATGCCGTTTGGAAGCTGCGGGATGATTACCGCAGCCAGGATGGCGCATATTGCCAGGACGATCAGCAGCTCTATGAGCGTGAATCCCTTTCTCACAGGCCGCCTGCTTTCAGCCCGTTGATAAACTGCCGCAGGTCTGCGGGCAGCTTTTCCTCGCCGTAGTCAGCGACCCGGTGGAGGATGATCGAGGCGAGGGCAGCCTTATGCTCCGGGCTCGCGTTGATGTAATCAAACTGCATGTTCTGGATCTCCTGCACCATGCCCTGGTTGTAGGATTTTGATTGCTCGAGCGTCTGGCGCCGGACCGCTTCCGTCTTCGGGGCGAAGAACTTGTACATGAAAAAGTCGTTGCCCATGAACAGCCATGTCAGTACGAGGACGCACACGATCCCCAGCAGTACCCCTCCTGTTACTTTCATCACTTCTTTCACCATCTTCTTGCTACCTCCTTTAGTTTATGGCCGTTGCCGGCCTCCTGCTTTGTTTTGTATGCGCTACGGTGTGAGCGCAGGCATATCGTCCTCGAAATACATGATCAGCTTCCCGGTGACGACCGCATGCTGGTGCTCCTGCAGGGATCCGGGGCTATTAATCCATCCGGGGCACATGATGATCGCGTCGCAGCGGTCCAGCAGCGGGAGGCATACGTCGTTCATCCAGTCTCTCGCCGTCATGCCCGAGAATCTCGGGTCTGCGTCCCAATGCCCGGTGATCCGGTGCGGTATCAGCGGGGTGTCGCCTTGGAGCAGCAGCATTTTGCCAATGGCCTCGGCTTTGTCGATGTTGGCCTGGATGCCTTCCCTCGTGGGGGCCGTGTACGGGCCGGCGACGTAGACTATTTGGCGCATGCTACCCCCTGGTAGTCCATGGCGTAGTCGTAGAGTTCTTCGGGGGTGGTGATGGTGTAGTCCTTATCCCCGATGCTGCATTTGCCTACTCGCGGCGCGGTCACCGCCGAGCACTCGTACAGCCACCAGCTAACGATTCCGTCTTTCGGGGGATGATTGAGGTCAAGGGTGGCATCGAGCACGTCCACCAGGGCGTCTTCCAGCGGGTCGGCGATTATCCCGATGCCGATGCCGGCCATGTCATTGTCGATTTTGTTCCGCAGCGCCTCGCGTGCGAGGATGGCATTTAATGCTTTCACGAATTCTTGCTTGCTGATCATCGTTTTCTCCTGTTTTGGTAGTCGCTTGCTAATACTGGGCTTCTTTCACAAGATGGCTCGCTTACTTTCTTTGGTGTTCTCAGTGGTGGTGGCTCGCTTTCCCGTGGTTGGGTGGCTATGATCCTTCGGCTCGCTTGAGCAGTGTGGTGTCCTCTGGCACGTTGGCTCGCTTTTCTATACTGGGTTGCTACTATATTGCGGCTCGCTCAACTCAGATGGGTTTCTCGCGCATACAGGCACGCTTAAAGGCAATGGGTTGCTATTCTTTTACGGCTCGCTTTGCTCATGTGGGTTTCTTGTCATTCGTGGCTCGCTTCCTTTTTACGGGTTTCTAAAAATGGATGGCTCGCTTTTCTGTCATGTATTTATTAAGTCATTCGGCTCGCTTTCCAATTTCGGGTTTCTTTCAATCAATGGCACGCTTGTACATTGTGGGGTTCTTGATACCTCCGGCTCGCTTTGTCACAATGGGTTTCTAAAAGTTTGCGGCTCGCTTTGGTCGAATGGGTTTCTCCATCCTATTGGCCGTAATCGTTACGCCGCCTGCTTCTCCCCGCCGTGGACGTACCCCAGCTTCGCATCCTGGTAAGGGGCGGAGACCGGCAGCCCTTCCAGCGCCCGCCATGCTGTGTAGAGGTCGATCAAAAAAATCTTAACCATGTACCGCATCGCAGCATTGTGCCGGTGCGCCTTCTCGCTGGCGATCTTGTCCTTGCCGGTCTTCTCGTTGGGCACCTTCTTGTCCTGCCAGTTCTCGTGGCTCTCCAGCCGGTGCTTGTAGTCGTCATATATCTGCCGGTATTTGTTGTCGCCAGCCCGGAGGAAGCTGCTGGCCAGGACTCCGGTCAGCTTCGTCTTCAGGAAGGGGTTGAACGTGATGCCGTTGCGGGTGGCGTCGTGTCCGTCCCGATCAATATACGCTACAGTCTGTAGATGCTCTTTCCTGCGGCTGCGGCCTCTGCCGTCGTCTGCTACGTCCAGGCCGGCGTACTTCCAGAGGCTGCTCGGGTGCCGGGCCTTGGTGATATCGATCTCGCTGATGATCACGCCAGCCATGGCCGGCCCGATGCCCTTGACCTTCTCCATAAACTCGGTGTAGATCGGGTAGTCCTCAAGTATCTTCCCGAGGTTGCGGAAGTGCTTGGCCTCCTGGGATTCAAGCTCCTTGTACTGCGATATCAAGGCGATCTCGGTGTAGTCGCTGATCACCGCATCGCCGGCAAACTTCTTTTTCTGGGGGAGGCCGTCCGGGGCAAGCATGGCGTAGTGCTTTTCGAGCAGCTTGGTCACGAACCCGGCCACCTTCTTGGCCTTCTTGTCTTCCTGCTCCAGTTCGTCGACGGCGCCGGTGGCGACCCGCTTATTGTTGACCCTGATCTGATCGAGCATCGCTTTCGACTCGTCGTCCAGGGTGTCCTCGCTCTGGCCGGGAGCCTGGCCCAGCTTGGCCTTGAAGTTCCCGACGATGCGGTTGCCGGTCTGGATGCGGAGTTGCTGTATGTCGTAGCAGCCCCTGACGATGGTTTTAAAATTTCCTGCGGGCATGGTTTCCTCCTGTGGTTTGGTATGCTGCTATCGGTTAAAGATTTGTCGCTAGAATGATGTCGCTACGATTCATAGGGTTTCTCGGTTCTCGTGGCTCGCTATTTCTTTTTGGGCTTCTTTGGCGAAATGGCTCGCTTAGATATTTTGGGCTTCTCAAAACAGATGGCTCGCTAAAAACAAATCGGGTTGCTCTCCTTTTCCGGCTCGCTTTCTTTCATCGGGTTGCTACATATCAGTGGCTCGCTAGGAAAAAACGGATTGCTTTTTCATTTTGGCTCGCTTGTTCTTTTTGGGTGTCTAAAAAAATTTGGCTCGCTTGTGCTCATCGGGTTTCATTCACGCATTGGCTCGCTCGCCGCAGATGGGGGTCTTTCTTTCGTTGGCTCGCTTCAGAGGTCCGGGTTTCTCGCTTCTTATGGCTCGCTGTCACTTTATGGGTTGCTTCATCTTAGGGGCTCGCTACCTGGGAGTGGGTTTCTTTAAACATATGGCTCGCTGTTCAATTCTGGGTGACTCGATTCATGTGGCTCGCTTTCATACTATGGGTTTCTTCTTTCCGTTGGCTGGCTGTAACTTACCGCCGCACCTTTCCGGTCTTCTTGTGCTCACGGTGCTCACGGTGCTCGTGGCGGTTGGCCGGTGCCGGAACCTTCCACGTCATGTTGTTGAATCCGCCGAGGGTAAATATCAGCATGTCATATCATCGAATATCACGGGGATTTGCGCGTGCATCGCGGCGAGCAGCGGTATGGCGACCTCGCGCATCTGGGGGTGGGCTGCCGGGGAGCAGCGCAGCTTGAAAAAGTGGCGCCACTCGCGGAGGTTGGCGGTCATCACGATTTCCGTTTTAAGGCTGTTCGGCAGCACGGACCGGGCCTGTTCCGGACGCCATCCCATTTCTCTCAGGTGCTGGTAATCTGCCTCTGCTCCGGCCATCGCAACAAACCATAGGCGATCCAGGGTATCGTCTATGGTGGTCAAATCCTCGCCGGTATACTCGCCGGGCTCGATATCGACCCAAGGTGGAATCACGAAGGCCACGGCCCCGCCGTAGTCGCAGTACCTGGTGCTCTCCTGACTGTAGCTGGCGATCCGGTGCCGGACGATCTCGTGGGTGACACCGCGGTCGCAGATGAACCGCGCCGATGCCGTTGCGTGTTCGAGCACCGACTCGTGCCCGCGCTTCAGTATCATCTCGGAAAACTTCGGGGCGGAGTCTGCGGTGATCTTGTCCTCGCTCTTGTAGCAGGTGCGCCCGGCTGTCTCGATCAGTTGCAGTGCATCGGTGTTGATGTGGAGTATCTCCACGGATGGCTTAACAAGTTGCATCAGACTTTCTCCTTTCGATTTCACGCTGCAGGTACCATGCAGCTTTTTCCAGATCTTCGATGGCCTTGTCAGGGTTTTTCTTACCTGCGCGAGACAGGTACTTCACGGTGTTGCCAAGGCAAAATCCCAGTTCCCAAGCCTCGATCACCTTTATGGCTTCGTATGGGTTGTCCTTCCCGCCGTAGTGTTGGGGATGGTCTACTGCATCTTTCTGGCTCATGCTTCTCCTTTCTGTTGTCAGAATCCCTTGCCGTGCAGGTACGGCCTGTTGCGGTTCTTCTCGATCTTGGCCGCGAGCGCCTGCAGGAAGGCGTCGGTCTGGCCGTTCCCGCCGACGTAGCTGCATACCCGTATCACGATGTCGGCCAGTTCCTCGTTGAGGTGGTCCTGATCGACGACGATGGAATTGTCTTCGTGGTGCTTCGCGCTCTTGCGGAATGCCTCGAAGCCGTAGCTCTTGGCCAATATGCCGTTGCAGAAATCGAGCATTACGGACTCGCTGATGCTGTCGGCAGGGTTCAGGAGATTGACGCATTCCATTGCCTCGGCTACTTCGGTCACGATAAGCGCAAGCTGTGTCGCGTGCTGGTCGGTGGCGAAGCCGTGAGCCTTGGTGATCTCTGCGCATTCGGTGATGGTGTCTCGGAGGTCCATTTCGTTCCTTTCTAGTGGGTTGCGTTCTCTTCTTCCTGGGCCTCGGCCAGAGCCTTTGCGTGGGACTCTGCCGAATACGGCCACAGGGTTGCGATGGCGGTAATCTCGGGGTCGCCTTCCTCCCATTGCCGCCCAATCGACTTATTGAGCTTTGCCGCCTCTCTGCCTGCGGCATCCATTGACGGCATTGCGATCAGGTCGTCCGGCCCCTCGATATGGACGCACCAGAGCGGTGCATCTTCGACTCTCTGCGGCGCTTTCAGAGCTTCGTTTTTGAGGTGGAGGACTTGATTGTCCGATGTCAGCCTTTCGATCCTGTCCGCTGCCTCTAAAAAAAATTGCCCGTGGATGCCGTTTTGGAAGTTCCGCAGCCTATCCACCATATCCATGAGGGGCGGCAGAGTTCCGACGTCTCTGCACGAGTGGTGCAGCCTGTATGTCTTCGCCGTGCAGGTCGCACGCAGAGTGGTTTGCTCATCCGTCTCGTCCAGCGCCCCGGCCTGGCGTTTGAGCTCTCTCAGCAGGTTTTTTTTGAAGGCTTCCCAATTGGTTTCGACGCCTTCCCGCTTCGCTATTTCGTGGGCGCTGCGGAGTAATTCGTTTGCTTCGGTCATTGTCGCTCCTTTGTTCTTGTAGTCGGGAATCCGGTCGTGTCCTGTCTGGCTTGAAATTTCTGGAATCGGCATGCCCAGAATGGCAGCGGGCCGACTTCAAACCAGACGCAAATTGGTACGTTGTCCCTCAATAATTTTTCAACGGCTGGGATCTGTTTGCGGGGCACCTTCGCCTCTATGCACCCTGGCCGGTCGATGATGATGCCCCGTTTTGTGATATCCTTGATTCGTTCCACGAGCGTCGTGCTTGTCACGTTTTCCTCCTGGTCACGACCAGTATCTCTATCTCCGTCCGGCACTCGGGGCACATCACCACGGCTGCCGGTCGCATCTCGTCGGTGCCGCACCATGCCTCCTTGTGGGTGAGGTTGGCTGTCACTGGTTTCCCGCATCCCGGGCATTCCGTGTAAAGGTGCATCGTGGTCCTCCGTTACTGGTGTGTGACTTTCCAGCTATGGGTGCCCCAATCGTATTCGACGTAGTAGCGGTAGCTCTCGTCTCCGTGGAAGCTGCTGGTGATCTGATAGTCTGGGACCCGACTGTTGGCACTTTTGAAAAAGGTCACGCCGAGGAAAAACGTGACGAGCAGTTCGCACTCGGGGCCACTCCATCTCCCTTTCACTTTTTCCAGGACTTCCTCGATGTCGGCCAAGACGTTTTCCGGGTGGCCGTCGTGTCCTCGGTACACGTAGTACACATCGTTGCGGTCTTTGAATTGGATTGTTGCTCGAGTTCCCATTTTTGGCTCCATTTTAAGAATGGGTAGGGTGTGTTAAACAGCGCCATGCAGGCAAAAAACGAATAAATCTCTATTGCCAGCGCGGCTGCGATCAAAATTTCTGGCAGGTGTTTCATGGCGGATTTCCTCCGTGGTTACTGCGGTCCCGCCACCGGCCCGTACCATTCCCCGCCGAACAGCCGCACAAAATCGCCGAACTCGGTGGCATTTTCTTCCCCGGTGCGCCAGATCCACACGCGCTCAAACTTGCAGGCTTCGTCCGGGTTGATGGCGACCCGCACCGGCTCCGGGCTGACGTCTTGCCAGTCTATCCTCGTCCAGTAGTAGCCTTCGACGGTCGGCTTTTCGGTCGTCCAGAACGGCTTGGCGTCCTTTTCTGTGTATGGGATTCCATCGGCCCGGAGCCTGACGATGGGAGTGCCGAATGCCCACGATTTGAGATAATGGACACCGGTGGCATGATCCACCGCCGTTGTGAGCCCGCTTCTCTCGCCTTTGTCCTTGTCGTCGGTGCTGTCGTATGGGCAAAACAGATATGCGATGATTGCTCTGATGGTTTTCATATTTTTGTGGCTCCATCCGTGTTCGATATCGCGGCTTCCAGCGCGTGCTCGGTTCTCACCAGCGAGGCGTATAGGTCGCTGATGATTACTCTCGGATCGTCGGCAGTTGACATAAACGCCCCTACCCTCTGCTTGATCGCTTCGTTGTCGGTCACGCTGGCGTTCCCGCTGCTGGTGCGCCGCGGGCTGCCATCGCCGCTCTCCGTCCAGCTCACCGCGTCGTATCTCCCGGAGAAAACTCTCCAGGTGATCTTGAGGCGTAACGGCAGGAACCGGAAAAATCCGACGATCCCGGTGCGAAACGGTAGCGGCCTCGCCGGCTGCCACCATGTCCGTTTCCCGCACTTTCGTTCTTCTTCGACGGGCCATGTTCTGAGTTGGTATGCCATGAATGTTTGAGGTAACCTCATATGTCCTCTCTCCCTTTTTTGTGGCCCGCTGTATGCCATGCGCTACGCAGCGGGCATGGCTTTACCTTCTGTTACCTCTAAAGCCGCCCTCGCAGAATGATGCGCCGTGTTGCTCTCCCGCATGTACAGCAGTTCGGGATTCAGTTCGGTCATGCCACCTGGCTTTGGTGGACCGACGAAAAGAGCGCACAACGACTCCACCCCGGGCGTATAATCCCAACACGTCGCGGGCCGATTCTCGTAGTCGCTGCACAGGCCGTCCGCCTGCAGGTTCTTGCAGGTAGCGACGCAGCTTTGTTCTTCCGCTTTAATTACTCTGAATGGGGTCTTTTCTTCGATGCTGCGCTTGTAGTTCGCGCCCCTGTTGAGAATAAACACCCGGCAGCAGCGCCCTATGTCCGGGCAGTCGGTGCGGCAGTTGATCTCATGCATGCTTGACCCTCTTGTCAACGAGGCGGCACTCGCATTGCTTGATGATGCTGCGGAGCGTCCGGTTATATTCCTGTTTGCCCCTGATGCTGGTCTTGTGGCGGCCCATTCTGATCACCACGGTGAACATCTCGTTTTCATCCTGGATAACCTCCAGGCCCTGTCTTTTGTCGCTGCTCATTGCTCCCCTTGCCTTTGCGGAAAGTGCTATATTTACCCGCAGAAAGTATCACATTTTCTGCTTGGCTGCCATAAAAATGTTTGCCATACGCTACGGCCTAAAACGGCGGCGGCAGTTCCAGCTTTTCGATCACCATTACCATCCTCGGCTTGGCGATGCTCATGGCTTCGAGCAGGACGAACGTGCCGGAAGGATGCGCTTGCTGTAGGCGGATAAGCTCCTGCTCTGCCGCGTCCTCGTGCATGTGAATGTACTTCGGTGCGTGCTGCGGCTCGATCTTCTCGTCTCCGTTCGGTAGCTCGGTTGCCGCAGCCACGTTGGCGATCATCCAGAATTTCTCCATTATCGGTGCCCTCCGTTCTGCACCATCCATATGGCGCTGTGGCAGATATCGCAAAAATACAAATCCCTGCCATGGTCGTCGCGGTATAGGTGGCTCTTAAAGAGGCGGTTTTCAATCGTCTGGTTGGGAAAAATACCTTTGATTGTTCTGACTTCAAAACAACCGTCTTTGCCCAGCGGAATTTCGTGGTGCGGGCACTCCGGGTTACTGCATGCTTCCATAGTTACCTCCCTGGTGGTTTGATTGCTGCCCTTATCGGATTTTCTCGTTACTATGCCTGCCAATCCGCCTGGCATGCTGTGTATCCTGCTGCATCTGCCGCCGCCTGTGCTGTCTGCCCGGGATTGGCTCTGACCGCCATCCGGCAGTGGTCGCAGATATAGACCTGGGATGCTCCCTGCTTCGTCCAGGAATGCTCCCCGGGCTTCTTGTCGCTGGGAGCCAAATCCCCGAATGGCCGGTTGCGGCTATCGACCGGTACCCGGGAGAGCGCCAGTTCGCAGTAAAGGTCGGAGTGCAGGCAGTGGGGGTCCAGGCCGATGTTCTCGAAGATCATGCGGAACTTGCCCTGCGACTCGTCGATCCACTCCTTGCGCCGGGCCACCTTCTGCAGGTGTACCCAGAACACGTCCTTGCACATGCGAACCATCTTCTTCTTGCCGAGCGTGTCCTGTATCTCGGCTTCCAGCGCCAGTTCGTTCGGCTGCTCCTTGAACCGGTGGACGTACTTCATGAGGTTCCACTCGATGCCGTGGTATCGGCTGATGCGGACCGTGAACTTGTTCTTGATCTCGTCGCTCGACCGCTTCTCGGATGCGCTCTGCTTTGGTCGGTCGCCCCATTCGCAGATATCGCCGTCGCCCTTCGTCTCGTAGCTGTAGTCCGCCAGCCAGACCTTGCCGCGGTGCCGTTGCGCGAACCTGCGGGCCTCGTTGATGTTCGGCAGACCGTCGACGACGCATGCGCTGATATCGTATTGCTTCATGAGCTCGTCGCAGCGTTCCCATGGATCGTCTGCGTAGACAAACTCGATGTGCGCCAGCCGGGACTTGTGGAGGCCGCTGTCGGTCTTCGGCCCCCAATAGCGGATCACGACCACGTTAAATCCGCCCATCTGGTCCACGCCCATGGCGAAGTTGGTGCCCTTGGTAAGCCATTTCAGGTCGGGGTTGACCGTGGCCTGGAGGATGTCGTCGCTGACGATGCGCGACTCCGGCGCCAGGTATGCGATCCCCAGCTTGGAGTTGAAAAACTCCTGTAGGTCTTGCGCCTCTTCGTATGCGCGGATGATCTTCTCGGGCGTCTGCCGGCAGGATAGGGTCTGCGGTATGTGGTAGCCGATGATTTTCGATTCCGGGTTGTGGGGGATCCACAGGCCGTCTCGGGGGTTGGTGATGATCTCGTTGCAGGTCGGGCAGACGTAGACGTACTCCTTGCCGCGCTGGCCGATGCAATCCGGGAAGCAGTCGGCCAGGACCACGCCGTCCTTGCATCCGCACCGGCTGTGGAACCGGTGCTGGTCGGACTGTTTGAAGTATTTGTCGATGTTTGCGTCTGGGTAGCCCGCGGTGCTGTATTTGAAGTTGATGGGGTATGGCGAGTGGCTGATACGTTCCTCGGCCCGCTCGATGTCGCCTTCCATCATCTTGCGGACCTCGTCGAAGATCACGCCGAGCATCGGTATCGACTCGGTGGAGGTGGCGCCCTGCATGTAGCTGAAAAATATCTGCGAGGGGCCGATGGACCTGACGCGCTTCTGGTCGGTCTTTCGTTTCTCTCCCGGGTCGGCGTCTGGATCCTCTCCCCAGAGCGGCTTGATCTCCGGGATGCTGCGCACGGTCGGCTTGAATCGGACGTCGGAAAATATCATGGCCATGGCCTGGTCCGGGAGGAAGTACCCGAAGTATTTCCCCCAAAATCGCAGCGCGAGCCATACGAGCGCGAGAAATCCGAAGATGGTCTTACCCACCTGGGCTCCGCACATGAGCACCATCTTGAGCCCGTTCAGGTCATGGTCGCCGGTCACCTGCATGGCCTTGTACGGCTCGATCAGGTACTCGTGCCCCTCCCATGTGAACGGCTCGTTGTCGACCTTAAGCGTTCGCCGGATCTTCTCGACTAGTTCGTACAGGCTGTTCGGTACGTCCTTGGCGATTGAGGGCCGGCCCGATGCGACGATGTGCTGCGGTATCGTGACTCCCCGTTCCTGCAGGAGCTTCATTGCTCGGGCGCGTTCCTCCTGCTTACGCCGCTCCAACTCCATCAGTATCTGCGTCTTCGAGTAGTGCAAGGAGTTCCTCGTTGGTCTTATTTTTCAGATCGTTGGTTACGTCGATGGTCTTGCCCCATCTGCTCTTGAACCGGCGTTCCAACCGCCATGCCGCAGCCTGCCATGCGCCGTCGAGTGCCGCTTTCCTGATGAGCGCGAGGTCTGTAGCCTCGGCATCCGCGAGCGCCTTTCTAACAGAGTCAGAAAACTCGTGCATCGGCCCCTTGGTTTTGCTGGCTCCTTCTCGCATCCAGGCGTAGAGAGTTTCCTTTGTGATACCGCCGAATGCCGCAGCCACGTCCATGTAGTTCCCGTTACGTATTGCGGCGATGATCTTGTCGGCGACGTCCTGGTTGAACTTGGTCGGTCTGCCTCCGGCGTGCTTCTTTGCCATTGCTGTGTTCTCCCTTTCGTTTATATAGCGGCGCACGGTCGAAACAATCCCGTGCGCCGTCGCTTCCTACAGTTCCACGCGGTATATGGTGCCGTCGATAGCATCCAGCGAATCGCTAATCGATTCGAGAATGCCATTGAGTTCTTGGAACAGCGGAGGGTATTTGCTATCCTCTCCGGGGCTTGATTTGCCTGGATTGGGGCTGGGGGGGGTAGTTATGGGCCGGAGTCTTGTTTCTACCTTCTCCGCCAGGCTGTTTGCGCGGTCCGCCAGCTTGGCACCGAATTCTCGTATTTCTACTGAGGCGAGTTGTCTGGAGTTGATTGGTGCGTCCATCTTCAGGTCATCGTACATTTGTGGTTCCTCCTATGGTGTGGTGGTGTGCTGCTCATTGTTCGTTTGCATTTTCTGCCGTACTCTTCCGGGCTTGTATCGCATTTTCTGCCGTACTCTTCCGGGCTTGTATCGCATCTTCTGCCATCTGCCGGACTTCGCTTTCTGGTATCCCGCGCCCTGGGGAGAAGCACTCCGACAGCCACGACAGCGCTTTGATGGCGTTGTACGTCCCGTCTGGATTCTTGGCCGCCTCGCCGAGCGTCCGCGCATATCGTGGGTCGGTTGTGCTCACTTCCTGTACCATCCGAGCCGGTTCATCTCTGTTTCTTCGAGTACCTCAATGCCTTCGCCTTCTCGGGCCATCCATATGAGCGTGCCGGGGGGTATCTGCTTTGCGAGACATTGGGAAAGCTCAAAGTTTGGCCCGGTGCCTCTGATAATAACGATTGAGTTCTCCGTGATCTCTTTGAGACTCACGATTTCTGACCCGTTGAGCACGTCGATGTGGCAGTTCTGGTTGCACATTGTTCCCTCCATCATTGGCTCATCTGGTCAGTCGATTATTTCAGTGAGGACGATGATTGTTCCCCCCATGCTTATTTTCCAGTTCCCTTTTTCCGTATCGGGGTAGTGTCTGGCGATACAGCGCCACAGGTCGTATCTCGCCTCGCTGGATGATCCTTCCTTTAATGCCGATCCTAAGATGTCATAACGTCTGCGAATGGCAATCTGCACGTCCGCTTCATCCGGCCTGATCACGATATACCGAGGTTCTCTCTTCGGCTTTGCATCCCTGCCACAAAGAGCAGAGAATATCCGATTAAAAACGTTCATCGTTGCGGTTCCCTTTCTTTCCCCTGGAGCGCCAGCTTGCGCATGTCCTCCAGGTGGTATTTGGTAGCATTGAGTTCCCCGGTGCTGTCGACGGCCTCGGTCGGCCTGATGCCCACTCGGTAAAGTTCGTCCATGAGTTCCTGGGCGGCTCCTGGGTCGAGCGAGAGGGTCGGTTCGCATGGCTCACCTTCCTCTGCCTGTGTCATCACAACCGGCTGTGCGATTAAGAAATTAGTCCCAAGGCGTTGCCAGAAGAGCAGGTTTATTCTATGGCCCCACCTCGGAACGTCCACCATGACTCCGCTGGTCTTTTCGAATCGGTTCCCGGTCATGGCATTGCCCACGTTTTGGCGATTGCGTCTCGCACCCCTGTGGCGAATTCTTCCACCAGGGCATCATCACTGCTCTTGCAGTCCTTGAGTTCCTGCAGGCTGAATGTTTTGCTGATGCCCAGGAGCTTCTGCGTTTTGGGATCCGGGAACGCGACTTCGAGTTTCAACCCGTCCTCGAGTTGTTCCGCCCTGATCGCGCAGTTGTATTGGATGGCCTTTCTGAGCCGTTTCAGCATATAGAATGTCTTGAGCATTTCGTTTCTCCTGTTTGGTATGCGCTGCCCTGTGGTTATGCCTGTTTCTTTCGTTTCGGGACCAGCGGGATGTTGAATAGTTTCCCGATCACTAGGAACGTTTTACTGAAAAGCTCCGGGGCCACATCGAATAATGCTGCCCAGATATTTGCTATCGGCACTACGGAGACGATCCCCCGCCCGATCAAAGTCCCAACTGTGACGGTTGGGGAATAGCTTGTGCCCTCCGACTCGGCTTTTGCACGGTCCGTCTTGTCCTCCATGTAGTCTTTGGCCGTGCGGATTGTGTACCCTACCGCGCAAAAAGCGAGTGGAACCCAGAACAATAAAATGCCTATAAAGCTGTTAAATTTGAAATTCGTAATATAGTAAATCATGGGGATGCTCTCCTTTTTTTGATTATGCGTTGGCTTTGCGCTGTTTTTCGACTTCCGAGAACGGCGTCATCTTCCCGTCTGCGCCCATGAGCATCGGTTCCTCGCCGCAGTATTCCATGTACCTCTTCAGCGTCGCCTCGGCGTATCTCGGGTCCAGTTCCATCCCCCTGCCGCGCCGCCCGGTCTTCCTGCAGGTGATGATGGTGGTTCCTGATCCGTTGAACAGGTCGAGCACGATTTCCCCGGGCAGGCTGCTAGCGTAGACGTTCCTTTCCACGAGTTTGACGGGCTTGATGGTTGGGTGCCATTCGCTCTTTGCCGGCTTTTGGATCCTGATCACACTGGAAACTTCCCGGTTGCGCATCTCGGTGATGCATGCCTGGAGTTGCTTCTTGTCCATCTTGGAAATGTCCGGGGCATCGTCGATCACGGTGGTCTGGGTGAAATCTCCGTTGAAATAGTGGCCGGCGCCTTCCTTCCATCCGTACAGGATCGGCTCGTGCTTCCAGTTGTAGTCTTGCCGGCCCAGGACCGCGCAGTCCTTTACCCATATGATGCACTGTTTCATGAGCAGGCCCTTGATCCCGTTGACCGCGGAACGGAACACGTCGCCGATGTTGTTGCCCTCGGCATGGGCGATGTAAAAGCAGCCGCCCGGCTTGAGCGCGTAATGCATGACCGAGAACACCGACAGCAGGAATTCCTTGAATGCCTCGGGGCTCATGTTGTCGTTCTTGATCTTTCCGGCCTTGCTTTCGTATTTGACGTTGTATGGCGGGTCGGTCCACACCAGATCGGCTTTTTCCCCCATCATCAGCTTGTCAAGGTCGGCGATGCTGGTGCTGTCTCCGCACAGTAGACGGTTTTCCCCGAGTACCCACAGGTCGCCCAGCTTGACGAACGGATCTTCTACCGGCAAAACCTCGGGGTCTTCCTTGCCGAGCTTCTCCTTCTCGTTCAGGCCGAGCAGTTCTTCCAGTTCGTTCTGATCGTGGCCGGTCAGGTTCAGGTATTCGCTGTCCTGGTCGTAGAGGTCTTTGAGCAGCAGGGCCAGCGTCTCGTCCTCGAACACGCCGCCCATCTTGTTCGCCGCGATGTTGGCTGCCTTTTCCTTGTCCTCCGGCCATGCCACTTCCCTGTACGAAAACTTCCCGTATGGGGTGAGGGCGTAGCCTATGGCGATGGTCCCGGTGGAGTCGGTCTGGGGCTCCTTGGTGATCTGCCAGTTCGGGTCCAGCATCTTGGACCGCTGGTGCCCGCCGATCAGGCGCCCCGTGGTGTGGTTGAACACGATGCCTCCCAGGTCGCCGTACACCTTCATGGACTCCTGCAGCATCTTCTGTTGCTCTGCCGTGATCGTCCTGGGGTTATATCCTGATGGGCGGAGGTCTGCTATCGACTCCGGGCTTATTTCCTTGGCCGGAGTAGCCAGGTTATCGATGGTCCGGTCGTCGTTCTTGTTCTTCGGAGCGGGCTTGCCCTTGTACTTCTCTCTTATTTTCTCTCTGACGGACATTGGTTCTCCTTGTTTGCCATGCGCTACATAGTGGGCGTAGTTGTTCCCTTGGGGGTGATAGTGAAATGCTCCTGCAGCCATGCGGCTTGGATCCTGCGGCCTTCTCTGGCGGGCTCGGTGATCTCGTCCCATTCCAGAAACTTCCTGGTCTTTTCCCCAAACTTCTCAGCGGCCACGGTTGCCCCTTGCTCTACTGCGGCTCTCCCTGCCTCGTGGAGCGCCTTTGCCAGTTCCTCATTCCCCATGGGTCACTTCTCCCTTTCGAATGCCGCCGCGACGTGGGCGTAGTTGATGGTTGCCATGCGGGTCGTGCCGGCGCCGGAAGTCGGGAGCAGAACGACGTCCAACATGGCGATGCCGGTGCTGTTGTGGTAATAGCGAACGATTTTCTCGATTTCTATCGAGCTTCCCGCCGCCATCAGTAGCGCATACTTCCCAGGCTCCACCATTTTTTGCAGGAACCACGGCTCAATCGTTTTGGGGCTCTCCATGGTTTTGGGAGGTTCGGTTCCCGCCTGGGGCTTGTCGGCGAAGTCGAGGGCGCTCTGCTCATCGGTCTGTCCCGGGGCGGTCTGTGCAGCCCTGTTCTCTGCGCTCAGTCTCGCCGATTCCCGGCCCCGTTCCAGCACCGGCTCGATGTGTTTCATCTCCACCTGGTAATCGAACTTGTAGACCGTCTCGCCGGCGATCTTCTCCTTGAATCCTCCCCCCTGGCGGTGGATCTCGGCCATAATCTGCGCGGCATAACCAGGGGATATCCCCGTTGTGGCGGCTTCCTGCGGTGTCAGCAGTTTTCCCCTGCGCCCGTTAACCCATTGCAGCATCGTTTCGAATTTACGCATGATGATCTCCTTACGCGGTGGTGTTGAAGTATCCATCAAATTGGTCCATGAATGCCGCTATTGATAATGTTGTAGTATCCTGCGGCGGGTCTGTGCGGTACTCGTAGGCATCGGCGATTTCTAGCGCTCCCTGCATGCTCTCGATCATCCCTTCCAGTTGCTTTATCACCTGCTTGGAACTGGCGGCGGCGTTCTCGAGCATGACTTTGACTGGATCGTTGGGGCGCTTGCAGGTAAGCCGGCTTATGATCAGTTCGCTGTTTGCTATCGCTTTCCGGTTCGCCTCGATCTGCTGCTGCAGGCCATTGATCTTTTTGCACAGTACGTCCCGAGTCCTTTTGATGAGGTCGTCTCTGGTGGGGTTGCATCCAGTGACCGCCTGTTGGAATGCCTTCATAAAATCCTGGACCGGCTGCCCTGGTTCCTTGTCTTCGTCGAGCAGGGTGTCCATGGCGATCTGCAATAGCTCGAAATCCTCTTTTTTGCCGCCTGCGTCTGGATGGTGTTTCTTGGCCAGGCACCGGTATGCCTTGCGGATGCTTTCCCGACCTTCCGCCTCTTTCACGCCAAGTATCTTCTCGGCCTTTTTCTTGTTGATTGCCATCTGACGAGTCTCCATGCTGTCCGATATGCGCTACAGACAGGTTAAAATGAAGGGGGGACGCGATACCCCCCCGAAGCATTTGATTCCGACGTGCTTACCCCCCTGCGTCTCCCCCAATTCCTCAATTAAGGTATTCGCTTTCGGGCCGTCGTCCCGGTTCTGCGTCCGGTTTGCTGGCGTTTTAACCCTGCTACTTCTCCGGCTTGGCCTGGGTCGCCTTGAACGTGATCACCGATTTCGCTGCGATCTGGATCGGTTTCCCTGTTTTGGGATTGTTCCCCTTCCTCGCCGCCCTGTGCGTGGTTTTGAATGTGCCAAAACCATGAATATTGACACGCTCGGTTGCCGTCAGGCTCTTGATTGCATCAATGACGCTTTTGACGTCATCCTCTTTGACTCCTGCTCTTTTTGCCAGATCTGCGATTCCTGCCATACCAGTTCTCCTTTTCTGTTTGTTTGTGCGGCTCGCTTTAGCGAGTCCCGCCGATTATAGTTGCATGCAGCCGGGGCTCGTTGAGCGGCCCGGGATGATCTGCCTTTCTAGTACCACGTTCCACCCCAATAATGCCATACCCGGCGATATCCTCCCACGGATCTTCTCCGAATGCGTCCTTGTCGTTTGCGATTCGCATCAGCTTGTCGAATACGCGCACGACCCCGAGCATATCGGCGTATTGCTCGGGTTGGACACCGTTCGGGTACAGCAGCTCCAGGAACTCTCCGCACTTTGTCGTACTATCCCCATAGGCCGCATTCTTCTTGGCAACTGTGTTTGCGATCTTTTCAGCTATCGCATGAAATTTCCCATTGCTCACGACTTCCTCCTTTTTTGCTTTGTCCAATAGCTCGGGTTGTCCACCAGCCGGCCCATTGCCACTATGAGTGGTTTCTGGTCCTCGCCCTTTTCGCTGGCCCGCCACGTTTTCATCCTGCGGAAGTGGGTAACGCACACGGTCCAGGTCTTGCCATCCTGGTGCTCGTGCCCCTCGTAGGCGGTCCTGCGGCAGCCCTCCACCTGACATTTCCCTCGGCGCTGGTTTGGGGGTTGCTGTTCGGTATACGCTACATACTCGTGTTCAATAATCGCCCCGCAGTGGACACACGAATACGTCTCATAGATGGTGGTGCGCCGCTGTCCTGGGATCGCCGATATCTGGTCGAACGCCAGCGTCCCGTCGCAGGCCGGGCAGGTCCGGCAGCCTCGGCATGTTTTCCGCGGTCCATGCTTTTTGCAGTTGATCGCCTTTGCCTTTACCGCGTAGTGCCGGCAGTTGATAAACCTGCCGCGGACGTTGATCAGGCGCCTGGCCCGTTCCGCTTGATGTTCTGTGGGCTGCCATATCATCGTTTTTTTATCCACTCGTTGAATTCGTGTAGCACTTCGAGGTATTGCTTCTGGGTGAGGTCTTTGCAGCTTTTGACGGCCATGTATTCCTTGAACACTTCTTTGCAGGTGCTCTCGTCGTGGATTGATTGGCCTGTTTTTGAGGTAATAAAAGCCTGGAAGCGTTCGTTTTTGAAAAATGTTGCGTGGAGACCTCGCAAGGCTGCGTTCTCTATGAGGTCTCCACGTTCATTGTCTTCTGGAAAGTGGGGGAGGGGAGTATCCATTCCCCCTTGATCGCCTATTTTGTGGTTGATGATCAGGGTCGCGGTGCTGCCCACCATGGCGGTGAGCGTCGGCCCGATGGATGCCTGGTTCTCGAATACCGTTTCCAGCACCAGATGAAACCGTTTTCCCTTATTTGGGATGTCCACTATGTATGCCGGGTCGATATCGCATGTCTCAGTCTCGGTAATGATGGTCACCGAGAACTGATCCCCAATATACCCGGTTAATTGGACGGCTATTTTTTGTTCATCCGGCAGTTCCAGAAAACAGCGCCACGCTTTTGCGGCTCGCATCCACTGTCTGCTGATCAACCTGGTCTTAATTTCTACCATTAAGCCCTCTGCTGTTTTGTATGCGCTACGGCCTGGTTACATTTTTTTTGCACTTGTCGCATACCAGCGCTTGCGCCACTTTCATCGAAATCAAGGTGCTCGCCTTGATAAAAAGGTCATCGAGAGTATTAAACTCCGGTATTGTCGGCGGATCAAGCTTTTCTTTAAATGCCTCTACTGTTTTGTCAAGCTCCAGTTCTGCAAAAACGCTATCTACAATCGACGACAACATTTCGGGGTCTTTAACGTGGCACTGTACATCAAAGCATTGCATCATTTTCTCCTGGTTTTAAGTTTTGATTTCCTCCGGCCAAAAACTCCACCTGTCTGCAAATCGTATAATGCCTGTTTCAGCGGGGCGATCAGGAACCGATGGGGGTTCCCCGGTAGGTGCGGCAGTATCCCCTCGTTGACGAGTTGCAAAATGTAACTGCGCCCCCATCCGGTCATCTCCATCACCTCTGCGGTGGTGTAGAGGATCTTCCCGTTGGCCATGGCCGCTTCCAGCCTGGCGACGCCTTCCTCTTGGTGCTGCTCCATATATTCCAAAACCCGTGCTAAAATTGCACTTTTTACGGTTTCTGTTACCATTTACTTACCGTCACCTTCTTTCGTTTTAAAATGTCGGTTTTTACGCATAATAGTCGTAAACCTCCTTTTGCCTCTTTTTTTCTACACATTTTGTGTTATAGTTACGCAGGACTTGACGCAGTATATGTAATTCAATGCGTCCAGTCAACCATTTACTTATCTGGTGGGTCTCTTATGCAAATTCCTCAGCGGTTGAAAGAAATTCGCCTATTTATGGGGCTCACTCAATCCGAAATGGCTCAACGGGTAGGGGTGTCCAATCGCTCATGGCAGCAGTATGAGGGGGGGGCCAAACCTAAAACCGACCTTCTCATGGAACTGCTAAAACTGGGGTTCGATGTAAATTGGATACTGTCGGGCCGTGGCAACATGCTTCTGCCTACCCCAGAATCGAATAAAGATGGCTATGTGGCAATTGATGTCTATGGCGGCTGTGTCCGTGATGTTTCGGACCGGCTGGCCGGGTTACTGCTGTTCATGGCGGTATCTGATTGCATGTCGCCGACGTTTCAGCAGGACGAGGTGCTCTTGGTTGAGCCCTTGCCTGGTCCTATTACAGAAAATGGCATTTATGCTTTTGTTGCTGTAAATCTTATGGTTAGGAGAATCCAGATTATGGCGAGTGGTGATTTGGTCCTGTCGTGTGACAACGAAAAATATGCGAACGAGGTTATCACGTCCGAGGCGTTCTCGGCTTTTGCGATGATCGGTAAAGTTGTCTTTGTAATGAGGCGCCCATGACCGCGGCCATCTATAAGCACAAGCGCGGCAAAGACAAAAATGGCATGGACAAGATTCTATTCCAGGTGCGTTACCAGCTATATTTCCCCGATGGCTCGACAAAGGATAAATATAAATATTGCGGCTCGCAGCGGGATGCAAACACTCTGTGCCGGCGTGCGGAGTTTTTGGAAAATAGCACACGATCCCATAGCGCGAAGCCCAAAGAACTCATTATGGCGCAACACGAGGGGCTGATGACCGAGGAAGAGGCCCTCAAGTTTGCCGGGAATGATGCCGTTGTCGCCTATGACTTGAAGAGGGTCTTTGAAAATTACAAAACCACCAATAAAGTCTCGAATACGGCCTATGGCCATACGATCAATCTGCGACGCGCCGATTTTATTTTGGGCTGGCTCGAAGATTACCCCATCCCAACCCTGACGGAGAACGATGTCAGGGTATTTATTCTGGGGCGGTTGGAGGGCACGCTGGTCCACGTAAATACCAAAAATGGGCGGGCTGTCGAAGGTGTGGCGCCCAAAACGGTGCGTAACGATCTGGAGGTTCTTCGGGCCATAATCGACGAGGCGGTAACTCTGGGCATGGTCGCAAACAACGTTGCCCGGAAGGTCGATTGTCCCGATAAGCGCAAAAAACTGCGCCGGGCTCTCTCCAAGACCGAAATCACAAATTTTTTGGACGCTGCCAAGGCCAATGCCCATCTCGCTCATGGGTATGCATACTACTTGGCCATGATTGCTCTTTATACCGGAATGCGTCGCGCTGAATTAAAATGGATGACCTGGGATGATGTTGACTTGGACGAGAGCGTCATAAAAATCGAGGCCAAGGAAATTGATGGCGAGGAATTCACTACTAAGTCTGGCGAGGCGGATGTGGTGGTCATCCCGGATCGGTTGCGTGCGTTGTTAAAAGAAATGCCTCGGGAGGGTCGTTTTGTTTTAGGTGGCCACCGTATGTTGAATTTGGAAAATATTACCAATTCAATTTCGCTGATCATTAAACGTGCCCGTCTTCCCCCTGAACTATCGTTGCATAATCTTCGGCACACATACGGGTCGTGGTTGTTGAAAAAATCGGGAGGTGATCTAAAATACGTCCAGGGTGCCCTCCGGCATCTGGACATCAACACCACGAAGCAATACGCTCACGTTATTATTGGAGAGGAGGATCCGGCAAAAGGCTTCGACTATGATTAA